GCGGATTGCCCGCCTCCATCGTATTCTGGGAAAACGTCCCAGGAGTCCTCAGCACAACCGACAACGCCTTCGGATGCTTTCTCGCAGCGCTCGTCGGGGGTGATGAGCCACTTAATGCGCCCGACGGCTGGCCGAATGCGGGTTGCGTTGATGGACCCCAGAGAAGTGCAGCTTGGCGCGTCTTGGATGCCCAATATTTCGGAGTGGCCCAACGACGCCGCCGTGTGTTCGTTGTCGCAAGTGCTAGAGCAGACTTCGATCCCGCAAAGGTACTTTTTGAGTGGGGTGGCGTGCGCCGGGATACTGCGCCGAGCAGAGAAACGGGGAAAGCAGTTGCCCCCACAACTGGAGAAAGCGCTGCGATCAGTGAGTACGATGTCGCAGGAACACTTGACAAAGGAGTGCCAGGACGAGGAATAGGGCACAACGGCAATTACGATTCACAGGTTGTTCCAATCATAAACGCTGCAATCAGTAGCGGTCACGGGTACTGGCTTGATGCAGGAGACAAAGCAGCAACTTTGAGAGCGCAGGACAGCATCACCAAAGCCGACACGTTACTTGCCCAGCCCTACCCAGTCGCCAACTGCCTAACAGCCCGGATGCACAAGGGCATCAACAGCACTGTAGATGAGGGACAGACGCCTGTAATTGCCCACTCTCTCACGGCAAGCAGATCATCAACCCAATGTCCAACTGAAGACACTACATTGGTGCCTATTGCCCTACAAGACGTTACACCCCGCGAGAAGGCACAAAACGGACGCGGCTGGAACGACGATGGCACGGCATACACGGTCGACACTCACGCAACTCAGGGGGTGGCACAAGCAATTCCGATTGACACAATGAACATGACACCGGGGCACTCGTCTGGCGGTCTGGGCTTTGGTCAACCCGGCGACCCTAGTTTCACTTTGACCAAGGGTCATAGCCATGCGGTGGCCCAGCCAATTGCTTTCCACCCCACGCAAGACCCGATCAACAGCGAGGATGGCAGCACACACGCGATGGGCACTGGGTCGGCTGGCGGTTGCGCAACGGTGATGGTCGCGCACGTTGTTGGCGCTCTTGCCTGCAACACTGGCCCCAACGGCCACGATGCTGGCAACTTCGCTTGCAATCAAGCGGTGGATGCAGGGCATGTTTTGCCGGTGGCGCAGCCATTAAACATCTACGGCGGCAACAAGCGCCAAGATCGACCTGAAGGTGGGTTTTATGTTCGCATGGGTGAAGATACAAGCAAGACGCTGGACGCCGCCACAGGGCTGAACCCGACCTGTGCGCAGGGCGGCACAGCAGTGATGCAGGCTATGGCTTATAACATCGCACCGGGCAAAGGGAAATTAAAAGATGACATCCATGTCACAGATGCCAATATTTCAAAAACCATTGATGCATCTGGTAGTAACCCATCCATGCATCAAGGCGGCACAGCGGTGATGCAGCCAATTGCTTTCCAGCAGACTGCCGACTGTCTGACGGCAGCTTACGGGACTAAGTGGAACGGCAATGCCAGTGCCACCAATGGCAGCCTGTTTGCGGCGCAGCCAATTGGATGGTCGGAGGAATTGACTGCCAGTATTGATTTGGCTGGCACCCTCCAGCGAGGCGGCGCTGGTGGCAGGCACGATGGCGTCATGCAGCCTAACATGGCCGTGCGCCGCCTCACGCCTGTCGAGTGTGAGCGCTTACAGGGCTTTCCAGACGGGTACACAGACATCAAGCTCAAGGGCAAAGCAACCCCAGACGGCCCCCGCTACAAGGCTCTGGGCAACTCTTGGGCGGTTCCTGTGGTGGCCTGGATCGGCAGACGCATCCAAGAAAACATTAGGGTAAGCACCTAAAAAATATTTGCAAGGGACTGTTGTATCGTTTAATTCTAGATTACACTATCTTCACTGCACTATCGCAGGTAACACAGAAAAGGAAAGCGAAATGTCAATTTTGTACAAAGAGTTCATGGGCCAAGATGGTCAGACCGCGTGCCGTCTGACCCCTATCGGGGCCAGATACCTGACCCAGGACAATCTGGCGTTTTGCGCCCACTGCACACAGATGCACGAGGACATTGCCCCTGAAACCTACCGCGCTTTGTGCTCTGACTGCGGTGAGCACAAGGTGTTCGGCCACCTCAACTTCAACCTGATTGCTTGACATGACACAAGAACAATTTGACAGGCTAGTTGCGCTGGACATCCAGCGTCTGGTGGCCGCAGCCCAGGCCAAGTACGAGGCAGAGCATGAGGAGGATGAGGAATGACTGACCGCGAACTGATGCAGCAGGCGCTTGAAGCGATGGAGCATTTGCATCGCACGGGGGACACGCAAGTGTTTGATATGTACGCCGCCCCTGAAATTATCCCCGCCCTGCGCGAGAGGCTGGCACAGCCAGAGCAGGAGCCTGTGGCGTGGATAAGCGCCGTAACGGGTGACGTGACTACGCAAGACATGAGCCACACGGTTTCATGGGTTCCTCTCACCACCCCACCCGCAGCACAGCAGGTTGGTGGTGAAGTTGATGAAAAATCGGCAAAAACCCAATGTTTACAAGGCCTTGAGGCTGGTGGTGAAGTGCCCGCACAGCCAGCACCCATGACTGAGTTTGAAGAGGCTGTAGCTGCTTGCGATAACACGTTGCACCATGCTATTGACCATTGGCAAGACAAGGCAAGCGAGCAAGCAGCGCTGCTCCGCGAATGCAGATTTGCAATTGACATACTCATCAAAAAGCAACCGGCACTTGCAATGACTTTGTGTGGCTCAACAACACTTGGCAATTTAAAAGCGTCTTTGCATGACTACAGGGTGCTATTTGATGACACCCCACCCGCAGCACAGCGCAAGCCGCTGACGTTGGGCCAGAAACAAAGACTATGGAGCAGTGTCGGAGATAAGCCAACTCTGAAAGACCGGGTCAACGCTTACGGCCTTGCCATCGAAGCCGCCCACGGCATAAAGGAGAAGAACACATGAAAATAAAACAGTGCCCAAAATGTTTAAAAACCAGATTTAACAATAGCCCTGTGTCGTTTGTATGGTGGGCAGTACAAGGACATGGCTATATGTGCTGGCATTGCTTTGACAAACTCAAGGAGAAGAACAATGGATGACATCATCCGCATGGCGAAGGAGGCCGGGATTTATCACGCTTTTGATTCGGAAGGTCATTGGGATGGTCTCACTGACCAAAAACTTTTTGATCCGCACCCTCACCCCAATGACGTTGTTTATGGTGATAAGCGCACAATTGAAATACTTGAGCGCTTCGCCGCCGCAGCCCGTGCTGACGAGCGCAAAAAGCTGGCTTTATGGATGCAGGTGCAGGGCTACGCCACCGGCCACGGTGACACGATAGAGCAACTGCTTGATGAATTGAGGTGGCAGGTCAGGGAAAGCGAGCGTGAGGCGTGTGCAAAGGTGTGTGACGAATACGATAACGGGCGTCATGCAAACGCCGCCGACCTTTGCGCCGCCGCCATCCGAGCAAGGGGGCAAGAATGAGCAAGCTCAAAACCCTGACCATCCCTGACCACCACAAGGTGCAGGCCAAGGTGGTGCTGAACGAGGCAATTGACGAGTTGCCAGACAGCGTGATCGTGCTGTGCTTCTGGAAAGACAGGGGCCAGTTCAAGATCAAAGTATCCACTGTGCCTGACCGGCTCATGCTGATCGGTGCGCTGGAAGAGGCGAAGAACAAAGTCATTACGGATGGGTACGCATCATGAGCGGAAATCACAACATGCACCAGAAACTTTCAACAGCCGACTACCACGCTTGGCTGGACAGCCCATTGACCAAAGCCCTCAAGCAGTCGCACCAGACTGAGATAGATGCAATTGTGAAAGACTCTGACCGAGCGTTTGACCTGCTGCGCCGCGCAGAGACAGAGATGCGCTACGCAGGATGGACCAAGTACGAGACAGACAACAGCGCCCGCAACGGCGTGTACGAGCAGATCGTGGGGTTTTTGAAATGAAAGAAGACATCATCAAATGGGCGCAAGAGGCCGGGTTCAATCTGGAGCACGGCTTCTTGCTGCGCGTGACAGGCATTGATGAAGACCTTCAACGCTTCGCCGCCCTTGTCCGTGCTGCCGAGCGCAACAAGCTGGCCACATGGATGATGGCGCAGGGCTACGCCACGGGCCACGGCGACACGATAGAGGGCTTGCTTGAGGAACTTGAGCGTGAGATTGGTTTTAAACGTGCAGAGCTTTGGATCAAGCGCATTAATGAGGCTGTGCTTGCCGAGCGTGAGCAATGCGCCAAGATATGCGACCACATGGAACAAGAAGCAGAAGGCACTGAATGCTGCAAATGGCCCACGCCTGCTGACTGCGCTCACGCCATCCGAGCAAGGGGGCAAGCATGAAAAAACTTCTTTGCTGGATTTTTGGACACCGCAACACCATCAGTTGCATAACCGATTGGGAGGTTACACACGACAGGTGTGGACGATGCGGCACTGACTTACCCATTGGGTATCCGCACCATCAATCAAGGGGACAAGCATGAAGTCTAAGCACGACCTCGTTCGCAAGGTGCTGCGCGACAACGCAGACGGTTTAACAACAAAGCAGATCACAGTACAAGTGCAAGTTGAGGCTGACTCACTGAGTCGCATACTTGATGCCATGCCAGATGCCTACATTGACCGTTGGGTGGGGCCAGACCGTGGGCAGTACAGCGCTGTCTGGTGCGTTGTAATTCCTCCAGAAAACTGCCCACACCCGGTTAACTCTGAAGTAAAATAAGACCACGCTTTTGCATGGTGCAAGCTATTACGCAAAGCGATTGGGAAGCGAAAAGAAACCGAATCGGTTTACTCAAAACAAACAGGAGAGCCAAAATGGCAGAACGCATCTACATCGTCTACGGCAGCCAACAGGGCACTCGCCTCGTTAAAGCCAGTCTTCGTCAGCAAGCCTTGAGCCACGTTGCAAACGGCGAGTTCAACATTCACGTCGCAACCCAGGATGATCTGGTTCGTGAGTTGTCTGAGGGAACCAAGATTGAGCAGTACCGCCCACCTGAGCAGATTAGCCACCCGCTCGACGGCGAGTAACTTGGTAACATCCGCCTCATCTAAACGGACGAGGACTAAGGTCATGCCAGAAATCGCCGCAAAGCCATCAAAACGAGCTACAGCAGCCCCGAAGCCTAAGACTAAGGCCAAGGGTGCTGCCACACAGGAAAACGTCTCTAAGGCTCCAAAAAAGACAGGCAGACCAAGCAAGTACACGCCAGAGCTTGTCGCAGAGATCTGCCAACGACTCAGTACAGGGGAGCCACTCAGGCAAATATGCAGGGATGAGCACATGCCGCACTGGACGAGGATGTACGGTTGGATGTCGCAAGACCCTGATCTTTCGCTACAGGTCGCACGCGCACGCGAAGCTGGCTATGACGCGATGGCTGAGGAGGCGTTGGAGATTGCCGACACCCCGAGGCTGGGGGCCAAGAAGGTTTTCAGTTCTGGCGCTGAGGATGGTGAGGACAGCATGACGGTGACCGAGGAGGACATGCTTGGCCACCGCAAGCTTCAGATCGAGACCCGGCTCAAGCTGCTGGCCTGTTGGAATCCCAAGAAGTATGGCAACAAGGTGCAGCATGCTGGTGACGCTGACAACCCGCTGAGGATTGAGGTGCAGTCTGAAGCTGACACCTACCTTGCGTCGATCCTCAAGAACATTGAGCTGACCAAGCAAGTGGACGCGAATGAGTGACATGGCCGAGGTCATGGCTGACCCCCAGACGCAGAAGTACCTTGCGCTGGCCAGTCCCGAGTACCGGCTTGCGTGGGCCTGGAGGATGAGTTGGTTCTCCACGCAGCATGCCCACCAGACTCTCCCGCCTGGGGACTGGTGGTCGATCTGGCTGATGCTCGCTGGCCGTGGGGCTGGCAAGACCCGTACAGCCGCCGAGCAGATCGCTTGGTGGGCGTATGAGCAGCCTGGGACTCGATGGCTTGTGGCGGCTCCTACGTCGGCTGACGTGAGGGCAACGTGCTTTGAGGGCGACAGCGGCCTGATGACGATCATCCCTAAGTCACTGGTGGCCGACTACAACAAGACCGCCCATGAGCTTCGCCTGACCAACGGCAGCCTGATCAAGGGCATCCCGGCGTCCGAGCCTGAGCGCTTCCGGGGGCCGCAGTTCCACGGGGGCTGGTGCGACGAGCTTGCCGCCTGGGAGTACATCCAAGAGGCGTGGGATCAGATCCAGTTCGGCATGCGCCTGGGCAAGCGCACCCGCATGATTGTCACGACCACGCCCAGGCCGAAGGATCTGATCATTGATCTGATGGGCCGGGAGGGTGACGATGTGGTGCTGACCACCGCCTCCACTTACGCCAACCTCAAGAACTTGTCCGACAACTTCAGGAAGCAGATCCTGGCCTACGAGGGCACGAAGCTGGGCAGGCAGGAGATCTACGCTGAGATCATCGACCCCGAAGAGGGCGGCATCGTCAAGCGGGAGATGTTCAAGCTCTGGCCAGCAGGGCGTCCCTTCCCCAGGTTTGAGTACATCCTGCAATCGTATGACGTTGCCACCTCAGAGAAGGTGCAGAACGATCCGACGGCCTCGATCACCTTTGGCGTTTTCAAGCCCCAGGACGGGCCTATGAGCGCCATGGTGATCGACTGCTGGCAGGAGAGGCTGCAGTACCCGGATCTGCGTCCAAAGGTCATTGAGGAGTACGAGACCATCTTCGGTGAGGGCAAGGACAGGAAGCGGGTGGACCTGCTGTTGATCGAGGACAAGTCGGCTGGCATCTCGCTGATCCAAGACTTGCAGCGTGCCCACCTGCCCGTGAGGGCGTACAACCCTGGCAGGGCTGACAAGATGCAGCGCCTCAACATTGTGTCCAACGTGATCGCCCGTGGCCGGGTGTGGATTCCTGAGTCTGACCACAGGAAGGGCTACGTCAAGGACTGGGCCGAGGGCTTCGTCAGCCAGATCTGTAGCTTCCCTGAGACGACCCACGACGACCTCGTGGACGCCTGCACCCAGGCCCTGCGGTATCTGCGGGATGCCGGGTGGCTGGACATCGACCCGCCGCCTGATGAGGACTGGGATGAGGACGACTTTGCAGATACCGGACGTGTCAGAAGGGTTAACCCCTATGCAATCTGATCTGGCTGTGGTACAAACAAGTCGTTGCTGTCGGAGGCGACGAAATTGAGGCCGTTTACACATGCGTCCCGCCTTACCAAATGCTCTCTGTGGGAGGGTCATTTGGCAAGGCTCCGACCGGGCGCAGTTGTAAGCGGCTTTTTTACGTCTGGACTTTTCTTCGGTGACTCGGACATCATGCGGCACGTCGGTGGTGGAGTCTTAAAAAACCCTGTGACACGAGCAAGCCATAGCAGGGGCGGTGGGCGAATTCCCAGAGCCGGGCGGTTGAAACAAGTCTGGGATAGCGTAAGCGACGACTGGCTCCATACAGAGGATCGTCGAGGCGTAGAGCGAACTTTGGTCTTGACCACGGTAAGGCTACGCTTTGCTCAAACATTCACCACCAGAGGCATCAAATGCAGGTAACAAGAGAGTGGCTTGACGAGATTAGTGACGAGCAAGGATTGACCAAGGGTCAGCAGATCTTGCTTGACATCTGGTGCAAGGACTACCCTTACGTTGACAAGGAGATCCCCGATCAGGTGGGTCACTTCCTTGAGCACTGCCGGGGATACCGCGAGATGCCCCAGATTCTCAGAGACTTCAAAGGATGGACTTGACACAGCTCACCGTTTATGATGGCGTCATACCTCAGAAAGGCGACGAGCATGGCCATCAATAAACCCAAGTCAAAGCCAAGCGGAACCGATTCGGTTTCCAAGAAGCAGTCTTTTCAGGAATGGGCGATGGCTGGTGGTGGTGTTCCGCTCCAGTACAAGGGGCGGGAGCATGTGTGGGATCGCAAGGTCAAGCAGTACGCTGAGGGTGGTGACGTTCACATGCAGGTTGGAGGGATCTCCAAGCTGCTCAAAGCCGCCAAGACCGCCAAAGAAGCCCCCGCTGTCGTTGTTCCAAGCAGGCTCAGTGAGTTTCAGGCTGAGGTGGCTCAAAAGTCTGGGCAGTACGGCGCAAAGCGATTGCAACGCGCTGCTGACGAGGTCAAGAACATTGAAAGGCTGTACAAGCCGGAGGCGCTCAGAGAGTTGTTTCTTGGCGACAACGCCAAGGCTTTGGTGACCATGAACCCTGCCGACTTTGAGAAGTTTGCCAAAAAACTTGAAGAGCGCACTCGCGCTGACATTGGCCCCAAGGCGGCTGAACTGGCAAAGCGGGGACAAATTGACAAGTACACCGTTCCAACCGATGAGTACATCCAGCACCTGATGCGAGTGCAAGGCGGGTTTGATGAGGTGCCATATCTCACCCTTTACAAGGATGAAACTGGCCTACCGATGTTTCCGAATGTGAGGGGTCATGAGGGCAGGCACAGAAGTCGCGCTCTGGCGGAAATGGGTGAGCCATCGAGCTTGGTCAACATTTATCCGAGTGGCGGCTTGCGTGAAGAGCTTCCCCGTCGTTCTAGGGAGGAGTTCATTGAGGCACTACGCAAAGAGCTTGACCTGAAAGACCGAATGGTTATTGGTGAGGACAACATTAATGTTCTTCGGCTGCCTGACATCTACGCCGAGGGCGGTGAGGTTGGGATGCAGGCTGGTGGTATCTCTAGGCTGCTCAAGAGCCTCAAGGGAACGCAGGAGGTGCTTCCTGCTGCCCAACGTGAGGCCAACCTTCAGAAGATGCTGGCTGAGAGCAAGACGCCCATGCGCCTGTATCACGGCACGACGGCCACCGAGGGCGGCAAGGGCGCTGAGGCCATCCGAAACATCAGGCCCAGCAAAGAGGGATCGCTCGGCTCAGGCACCTACCTGACGCCGAAAGCAGCGCAGGCAAGCGGCTACAGCGGCATCCCTAACGATGAGGCGATCTCCCTGATGGCGGGTCATCCATCTGCAAAGAGCATGGCTGACCAGTTCATGGCTGACCGTGCCAGCGGCACAATCCGTGAGGGTCAGGTGGGCGGCAACATGCTGCCGGTCTATGCCCAGATCAAGAACCCGCTGGTCATCGAGGGCAAGGGCGACCCGATGATCGAGGCGCTGATCAAGCTCGGGATCGATGAGGACAAGGCCGCCAGTATGGTGGAGCGGGCCTACGAGAACAAAGGCTACATCGGCAAAGAGGTGGAGTCCCGCGCCCGAGCGGCCGGCTACGATGGCCTGATGCAGTACCGCGACGGCGACCTGAGCGAGGTGGTGTCCTACAAGCCGGGTGCGGTCAAGTCGGCCATCGGCAACAAGGGGACATACGACACCAACAAGCCCGACCTGAACGAGGCCGCTGGTGGTGCGATTCATATGCAGGCCGGCGGTTTTGCCAGACTTCTCAAGGGTGTCAAAGGCACGCAGAAAACCCTGCCGGCAGAAGAGCGCAGGGCCAACCTTGACAAGATGCTTGAGGGAAGTGCCGTCAAGCAGCGGATGTATCACGGATCATCCAATCCAAACATCACGCAACTCAAGACGGGGAAGATGCTCAAACAGGAGCAGTATCCCGGAAACACCATTGAGCCTTGGGCTGTGGACAATCGCGGCGCGGTTTTTGTGACTCCGGAGCCATCGTTTTCTCAAAGATATTCTGGTGACGAATGGGAGATTGGCGGAGGGCGGTCGCCAACGACTTACCCCGTTTACGTTCAAGCCAAAAAGCCTTGGGATTATGAGAACCCATTACACGTCGAGCAGGCCATCAAAGCATACAAGGAAAGATTCCCTCTAAAAAGAGATAACAGTGGTGGAGTGCCTTCTGATGAATCAATGAGACACGCCCGTTTTGAGAGAGCGATGCGCGGCCTAAATTCTCGGGACAGCAACTGGTCGGCCATTGAGAATGCAGAACTGCAAGATGTAATCAAGAATCTTGGTTATGACTCTTTTTACGTCAATGAGGGCGGCGTAAAAAATCTTGGCGTCTATGATCCCAACAAGATCAAATCTGCCATCGGCAACCGCGGCACTTACGACACCACCAACCCCGACCTGAACAAGGCCGCTGGCGGTGATGTCCACATGGACAAGGGTGGCGCTGCCTTTGGCGTCTTCCCGCAGATGAAGCCTCGCCGCAGCAAGCAAGATCCCGAGGCTGCCAAAAATGTGCCGGTGGATCTGGCTCGTGGCTTTGTCTCTGGCGTGCTTGGTGCTCCTGGCGACATCGAGTCATTTGCCCGGCTGCCGTATGAGTTGATCACCGGCAAGGATTCCCCGACATTCCTGCCAACGTCAGAGGACATTGAGAAGCGCCTGCCGTTCAGGTCAGAGGCTCCTGTAAGCCGTGCAGCGTCCGGGGCTGGCCAGTTGGCCGGTGGGTTCTACTTGGGGCCTGGATCGCCTCTGAGGGCCGTTGGAGCGCTTCCAGGGGCCATCAAGCACGGTGCGCAGGAGTTTGCCAAGGCATCGGCTGCTGCTGCCCCTCGCGTGATCAAGCCCAAGGGCGGGAACTGGCTGACGGGTAGCATAGAGAAAAACTTGAAGCCGTTAAAGACAAGACTTGCGGAGGCAGCAGACCAGAACATTGGCTTTGGGCAGGGAATGTCATTCCGTGAATTACGCGAACAAGATGCCCTCAATCAGTGGATTGACCGCAACTTGACCAGCTACGTCAAAAATGAGATGGCAACGCCGCAAGACCCAGTGCGGTTGATGATTGACAAGCGTCAGGTTGAAATTGAAGGCAAGTATGCCAAAGACGAAGAACGCGCTCAGAAGATGGCTGATAGAGCGGCAGCAGAGACTGACCCACGGCGCAAGGCGAATTTGACTCGTCAAGCTCAGACTATGATGAATGAAGCAAAGTCAGAGTATGAAATTGCGCTTAACCACATATTTCACATTGCTCCGGATCAGGTGGGTATAAATAATATTGCCGCGCCACGATTTCGTAGGCAAAATAAAACTGAACAACTTGGAATATCTGGGGCTGCAAAAGCATGGGAGGACGCTACGGATGTTGCAATAACTCCTCGTTCTGTTAAAGAGTTAATTGATCCGTCCTATCAAAAACAAAATAGTATTTCAGGCAATATTGCCGAGGCAGAATCAAAAAAAGAACAGTATCCCTGGCTTGAAAAACTTGATCCAGAATCAAAAGTTTATAGTCTTGAGCGAAACTTTGATCCCAGCAATTTTGGCTTTGACCACATCATGGATGTTCTGCGTCAAGACGTTGCTGCTGGACGCATCGCGCCCGAGCAGTTGAGCAAGGTCAGCATGGAGCAGGCAGTACGCCGCACCAGTGAGTTTGACCAAGAGATGGCCAAGAAGATGCGCGAGGCGCAGATCAAGATGACCGAGGGCATGCCTGTCCACAAGGAGTACCCAGAGGGGTACAAGTGGATTGAGTTGGCCCCGCCGAAGGATCTTACTGGCGGCGTCACGCTTGAGCCGAAGGCTGGAGGGTTTGACATCGTCGGCCCCAACGGAGAAGACATCGGTTGGGCCAAGACAAAGGCGGAGGCCATCCGCATCTCAGGTCAGCACAAGGCTCTTGAAGACGCCCTCAAATACGAAGGCGAGACGATGGGCCACTGCGTTGGTGGTTACTGCCCTGACGTGCTGGAGGGCAAGAGCCGCATCTTCAGCCTGCGTGATGCCAAGGGTGAGCCGCATGTGACGGTGGAGGCGCAGCCACACAACCCAAATCTTGAGTCTCGATATGCAAAAGAAAACTTGCCTGATCTGTACGCAAAATACAGCGAAAACAGAAACAAATATTTTAACAGTTGGCCTGAATTCTTAAAGGCTGAAGCGCCAGAGCTTTTGAATGCAACTGAAAACAAGATCGTCCAGATCAAAGGCAAGCAGAACCGCGCCCCCAACGAACAGTACCTGCCCTTTGTTCAAGATTTTGTCCGTGGCGGCAAGTGGTCGGACGTTGGTGATCTTGGCAACACTGGGCTGTACTCATCAAAAGACATCGTCAACTTCATGCCTGAAAGTTTTGTTGCCACCAAGGCAGAGCGCGATGCAGCCTTTGAAAAGGCTAAGGCAGCAGGAAGAATTCAGCCATACATGACCCGTGCCGAATGGGAGGACGCCCTTAAATCCCAAATGCCCCCACCCACTCCTGGCCCGAGCATGGACTTCTTGAACGAGATGGCTGGTCGTCCCCCAGAAGGCATGAAGGCTGGCGGCCCCGTCAAGATGGCTCGCGGTGGGGCAATGAAAGAGGTGCTGAAGAAGCTGCTGAAGCCCGGCGCTGACACCGCCGCCCAGGAGGTGACCGCCGCTGAACGCGCCGCTGCTGGCAGGAAGGCCGCAGAGTTGATCAAGTCTCAGCCGCCGGTCAAGGCATCTGAGGCGCTAGGTCAAGCGATGGAGAAAGGCTTTAAGAAAACCACCACAACGCAGGCTGACCGCACCCGCGTGGGTGGTGGCAACATTGGTGGCGCACCGTTCTCAGCGATCTCTGAGGTTGACCCGGCTTACGCTGGCAAGGTCTGGGGCGTGATGGATGAGGGCACGGCTGCCCGGCTGAAGAACCTAACAGATCCAGAGACCGCATGGACCACCATGCTTGGCTCGGCGAACCAACTCAAGACCAACCCCATAGTTTTTGACAAGCTCAAGAAGGGCTTCTTGGAATCCATGAAAGCGGGCAATCTTAGCCCTGAGTTGGAGGCCAAAATCAATCACAACCTTGCACTGACTTTTGGTGAAGGCGCTCAAATTCGCGACCCCAAGATTTGGAAAGAAGCCGACACCTTTGAGAAGCGTGCGGCTTTGGCTGACCTGATGATGGGCCAGGGTATCGCACCCGGCAAGGGTGGCGTAGCCCTCGGTGGCGAGAAGAGCGGCAAGGGTGTAATCTTCAAGCCCACGGACATTCTCAAGCGTGAGACTGAGCCGGGTTTGCTGCATCCTGAGCATGGCGGGAGTGCTCCTACATTTGCGGCTGGTCCACGCCTATTCAAAATGGACCCCATGTCTGAGTACCGCCCAGATTTGCACCCAGGCTTCCCAACGCTGATCAGCGGCAAGGACTTGGGCGTAAACATGATTCCAACACCAACCGAGGTGTACTTGCCTGAGTGGCATAGCAGATTTAAGAAGGCCAACCCTGACCGTAAGGGTCCGGGATATTACGATCTCGCACTTGGCGTCAAGGGTGAGGGCTTGCCGAGTCAAGAACTTAACAACCCATACATTCGCCATTTAATCCGCGAAGGTTTTAAAGCTGGCGGAACCGTCAGCGGCCTGTCTACAGTAAACAAGTTGTGCGGCTGCCACGACTGATCAAGGAAAAAACATGGCCACGCAATTCCCAATAGACCCAGAGTTCAACCGCTTCATTGACGGCAATCCCAACCAAGACGAGGAGGCCGGTGGCGAGGAGGTGGCCCAGGTCGTCGACATGCCTGACTTGCTGGACTCTGAGCTTGAGGAGCTTCCTGACGGCTCTGTAGTGGTCACCCTGGACACCAAGGGGCCGATGGAGGACGAGGACTTCTACCAAAACTTGTCCGACAGCGACCTGATTCAGGATTACGACCTGGGAGCGCTTGCCCTGCGCTACATTGAGCTTGTCGAGAAGGACAAGGACGCCCGCAAGCAGCGTGACAAGCAGTACGAGGAGGGCATCAAGCGCACTGGAATGGGCAACGATGCCCCAGGCGGTGCGAACTTCAACGGTGCGTCCAAGGTGGTTCACCCCGTGATGGCTGAGACTTGTATCGACTTTGCGGCCAGGGCCATCAAGGAGATGTTTCCGCCTGACGGCCCGACCAAAACCAAGATCCTGGGCGACGTGACTGAGGACAAGACGACGATTGCCGAGCGCAAACGCGATTTCATGAACTGGCAGTTGACCGAGCAGATCGAGGAATTCCGCGACGAGCAAGAGCAGATGCTGACCCAGTTGCCTTTGGGCGGGTCGCAGTACCTCAAACTCTGGTACGACCAAAAAAAACGCCGTCCTTGCGCTCAGTTCTTGCCCATCGACAACGTGCTTTTGCCCTTTGCGGCGGGAAATTTCTACACCGCAGAGCGTTTTACCGAGGTTGAAGACATATCGGACTGGGATTACAAGCGCCGCGTTGACTCTGGCCTGTACCGCGACACGGTTTTGTCTCGCGCCACGATGGACCCAGAGATGACTGGGGCGCAAAAGGCCACGAACAAGATCGAAGGCAAGTCCCAGAACGACAACGAAGACGCTGTTCGCCGGGTGTACCACATCTACACATGGCTGGAACTGGAGGACGACCCTGTCACCAAGGGTGAGATGGCCCCGTACATCCTGATGATCGACGACCTGTCGACCGACGTGATCGGCCTGTACCGAAATTGGGAAGAAGGCGACGACACTTACACCAAATTGGACTGGGTAATTGAGTTCAAGTTCATCCCATGGCGTGGGGCATACGCAGTTGGCCTGCCGCAGCTCATTGGAGGGCTTTCAGCGGCCCTTACAGGCGCTTTGCGGGCCTTGCTGGACTCAGCCCACATCAACAACGCTGCGACGCTCCTGAAGCTCAAGGGCGGCAAGATCTCTGGCCAATCTCAAGAGATCGAAGTGACCCAGGTTGTGGAGATTGAAGGCGCTCCGGGGGTTGACGACGTGCGCAAGATTGCCATGCCGATGCCGTTCAACCCTCCATCGCCGGTACTTTTCCAGCTTTTGGGCTGGTTGACGAGCGCCGCCAAGGGTGTGGTGACCACCGCCGAAGAAAAGATTGCCGATGTCAACAGCAACACCCCAGTTGGCACCACCCAGGCGCTGATTGAGCAGGGCGCGGCTGTTTTCTCATCCATTCACGCCCGTTTACACGAGTCTCAGGGCCGCGTGCTGCGCGTTTTGAGCCGAATCAACCGCTGGTATCTGGACGACATGCAGCGCGGCGAGGTGGTGGAGGATTTGGAGATCAAGCGGGAGGATTTTGCCCGCGTGACAGACGTTATTCCCGTCTCTGACCCGCACATCTTCAGCGAAACCCAGCGGATGGCCCAGACCCAGGCGGTTATGGCCGTTATGAAGGACAACCCTGAGCTTTTCAACAAGAAAGTGGTCATCACCCGCTTCTTGAAGCAGATCAAAGTGCCCGGCATCAACGAAATCATGGTCGACGTGCCTGCGCCGGTCAAGATGGACGCAGCCAACGAGAACGTGTCCATGGCCATCGGTCAGGCTGCCTTCGCGTACCCAGAGCAGGACCACCTCGGCCACATCCAGGCCCACTTGGACTTTGCAAAGAGTCCGATTTTTGGCAGCAACCCCATGATTGCGCCCGCTTACCTGCCCAAGTCGGTCGAACACATCAAACAGCACATCGTGCTGTGGTACTTGAACCGCATGACGGGCTATGTGCAAAAGGCCATGGGCGAAAAGTTGGAAGACTACGACTTGCAGGCCGATCCCAAAGCGGTGGACAAGCTGTATGCCTTGGCGTCACAGCACGTTGAGATGGACGCTGACCAGACGCTCAAGGGAATCCTGCCTGTGATCCAGCAACTGATGCAGGGCTTGCAGCAATTCAAGCCCCAGCCGCAGATGACACCGGACACCAAGGTTCTGCTGGACACCAGCATGGCCGAGACCGAGCGCCGTGCCAAGCGCGACGAGGCAGAGATGGGCCTCAAGGACAAAGAGCTTGCAGCCAAGATCCAGTTGGACATGGCCAAGCTGCAACAGAGCCAGCAGGAGGCGATGGAAGAGCTTCAATTGAAGTTGGCTATCGCCACCAGCGACCAAAAGATGAAAGAACGCATCGAGACAGCCCGCTTAACACGCGATGCGGCAAAGCTCAACTTCGAGCAAACCAAGGCTGTATCAACCCAAGGAGACCGTTATGGCTACGAGTGACCAAGAGCAAAAGAGCATCAATGTGCCCCAGCACAAGCGTATGGCAATGGGCGTTCCGATTGACGGCCAGAGCATGAAGGGTTCCACCCCAACCAAGCAGTCAGGAGGTCTGTCACAGGCGAAGAAAAAATGAGAACCCTCTCGGACTTGATCGGTGGAATTAAGGCTCGTCAGGCTGAAATAGCCTCGTCCCTTGTTGCTGGAAATGCGACGAACTGGGAGTCTTACATTCGGCTGGTTGGTCACAACGGGGGCTTACAGGAGGCCCTCGACATTTTGAATAACCTCATGAAGGAAGATGAAAATGAGTAACCCGGTAGCTTCTAACGAAGCTGAGATGGCTTGGGCATTTCCGAGCGTAGATCCCGGTGCAAAGCCTCTTGGTGGACGATTGTTGGTACAACTCCGCCGTACAAAAAAGACGACAACTGCATCTGGAATTATCTTGGTCGAAGAAACCAAGGAGACCGAAAAGTGGCAAAACATGGTGGCCAAGGTCATTGAGATTGGACCGCTTGCCTTCAAGCATCGTGACACGATGTTGGGCTGGCCGGAAGGATCTTGGTGTGAGGTCGGCGATTACATTCGAGTGCCCAAATGGGGCGGTGACCGTTGGGAAGTGCATGTCCCCGGCGAGGATGCAAACGAAGACAGCGCCTTGTTCATGGTCCTGAACGATCACGAGGTGATCGCCAAGCTGACCGGTGACCCACTCCAGATGAGGGCCTTCCTATGAGCGATCCCAAAATTGAAGAACTCAGCGTTGTTGAGGAAAAGGACGGCTCCGTCACTGTAGATCTGCCAGACCATCTGGCTGACCACTCCAACGACAGTAACGAGCCTGAGAGCAGTCAAGACGATGGTGGGGATGTAGACCATCCAGACGACACTGAAGCAGTCCGTGAGGCCCGCCGCAACCGTCGCCGGGCCAAGAAGGAATACATCAAGCGCACCAACGAAGAGAAGGATCAGCGCCTTACGTTGATGCAGCGTCAGAATCAGGAATTGCAAGACCGACTTGCAGTCTTGGAGCGCAAGACGCACGGGGCCGACATGGCCCGCTACGAGAAGGCGATGGAGGACGAGGAGTACCGTCTGCGCTACGCCCAGCAGAAAATGCAGCAGGCCACAGACAACTCTGACGGCGCGGCATTTACAAAGGCTCAGGAACTCTGGTACGACAGTCGCCGCAAACTTGAGGCGATGAACAACTACAAAGAGCAGGTGGCCAAGGCGGGCGCGCAGGAGTCAGCGCCAGCCAATCCCAAGTTGGTTCGGCTGGCCAACGGCTGGATGGAGCGCAACTCTTGGTACGACCCAGAGGCTGGAGACGAGGACACTCAAATTGCCAAGGTTATTGACAACCGGCTTGTTTCTGAGGGCTGGGACCCATCCACTCAGGATTACTGGGATGAGCTTGACAATCGCTTGCAAAAGCGTTTGCCACACCGTTATACTCGAAACACTGACGAGCCTTCCAGAAGGAGTCCCCGAAGTGTGGTAACAGGATCGAGTCGTGAATCTTCCGGCAGCGTTTCCGGCAACCAATTTGTTTTGGCCCCTGAACAGGTCAGAGCAATGAAGGACGCAGGATTTTGGGATGACCCAGAAAAACGCAGCAAGATGATCAAACGATACGCAATTGAAGCCCGCAACAAAAGGTACTAAACATTATGGATTCTCGTCTCAAAAAAACCCTCAACGCGGGTGGCCGTGAAAGCCGATCTTCACAAGATTTATCACGAGCCGCCCCTGAAGAGGCGTTCATTTCAAAGCAGGAACGTCGCAAGATGTGGAGCGATGAATGGACACAAAGTGCGCTGCCAAAGGTTCCGGATATTCCGGGATGGCATATTTGCTGGTTATCAACCACCAACGGCTACGACAGTATTGATAAGCGGATGCGACTGGGCTATGTTCCCGTGAGAGCGGATGAGTTGCCTGGATTCGACAATTACCGCGTAAAGGCTGGAGAAGACGTAGGTTTTATCGCGTGCAATGAGATGCGCTTGTACAAACTTCCAATGGAGGTTTATCAAGAGGTCATGACTCAGATGCACCATGATGCGCCCAATGAGGAGTCGGACAAGGTCCAAGTCCAAGTTGAGCAGCTTCAAGGGAACCGCGATAGTTCAGGCAAGAGTCTGGGAAGCGTTGAAGGCGAAGGCTTTGGCAATTTGAACCGAAACGTCCAAACTCCCGTATTCCACGGGTGAGGACTCAACAAAGGAGTTAATTATGAGTGCAACCTCTGCTCCGTTCGGCTTGCGTCCTTCGTTCCATCCTTCGGGTCTGGATCGCGCTGTGGCGCTCGCAAACGGTATTGCCTCCGGTTACAACACCGGTATCTTGAAGGGCCAGCCTGTGGCCCTTGACACGTCTGGAAACATCATTGCAGCTACTGCTGGCAGCGCCTACCAAGGTGCTTTTGTTGGCCATGAGTTCACTGATACGACTGGCCGTCGCTTGGTCAGCAACCAGTGGGTGGCCAACACCGCCTATCAAGCTGGCTCACAAGTGACTTACTACTACTCTGACCCGAATATCGTTTACGACATTCAGGCCAACGGTAGCTTGGCTCAAACCTCCATCGGCGATCAGGCCAACTTTGCAAGCATCACCGCTGGTTCCACGACCACGGGCTTGTCACAATGCATGATCTCCACCTCGCTGGTGGGTTCGGGTGCGGTCGGTGATCTGCGGATCATTGGTTTGTCTAACGGCGTTGACAACGCCTGGGGTGATGCGTACACCGTGGTTCAGGTTCAAGTGAGCCGCAGCCAGTACGTCGCTACCATTAACGCCATCTAAGGAGCAATAAAATGGCAGCACCAATGCGCAGTACGGACTTTCGGTCAATCGTTGAGCCTATCCTCAACGAGTGCTTCGACGGAGTCTACGACCAACGTACCGACGAGTGGAGCCGTGTGTTCCGCGAACAAGACGGTATCCCCCGCAACTACCACGAAGAACCCGTCCTGTACGGTTTTGGCGCGGCCCCCCAGTTGCCTGACGGCACTCCCGTTAGCTACCAGCAGGGCGGCGTTCTGTTCCTGCAGCGCTATGTGTACAACGTGTTTGGCTTGGCCTTCGCGTTGACCAAAGTGCTGGTTGAAGACGGCGACCACATCCGTATCGGTCAGGTTTACGCTCGCCACTTGGCTCAGTCTCTGATTGAGACCAAAGAGACCTTGTGCGCAAACGTCTTGAACCGTGCTTTCAACAGCGCGTTTCCTGGCGGCGACGGCGTGTCCCTGATCAACACTGCTCACCCCATCGTGAACGGTACGTTCAGCAACCAGTTGACCACTGCGGCCAACCTGTCCCAGACTTCTCTGGAGCAGATGTTGATCCAGATCCGTCAGGCTGTGGACAACAATGGCAAGAAGATCCGTCTGGTGCCTCGCCAACTGGTGGTGGCTCCTGGCAACGTCTTCCAGGCCGAAGTGCTGCTCAAGAGCGTTCTGCGCTCAGGCACGGCAAACAACGACCTGAACCCTGTCAAGTCTATCGGCTTGCTGGACGAAGGCGCTGCCGTGATCAGCCGTCTGACCAGCCCCACGGCATTCTTCGTGCAGACCGACGCCCCAGAAGGCATGAAGCTCATGATGCGCCGCAAGCTGGAGAAGACCATGGAAGGCGATTTTGAGACCGACTCAATGCGCTACAAGGCTACCGAGCGTTACATTCCTGGGTTTACCGACCCACGCGCAATGTACGGCACGCCCGGCATGTAAAGCCACAAGGGGGACGGCCAAAAGCCTCCCCTTTTTTTTCAATGTTTGGTCAAACTTTTCAAGGAGCAGACCATGCCTCAATTTTCAGATGATCTCTTTTTAGGCCCAGCCATAACCAACATTGGTTTGGGTTTGCGCAACTACTCCACCACCGCAGTCGGCGGTACTGGTGGATCATCCTCTTCAACTCTGACAATCACCTCTGTGGGCTTTGGCGCTCCAATTGTGGTTGGTATGTTTGTTGATGGTGCTGGCGTAACTGACGGAACTTTTATCACTGCCTTTGGCACTGGTACTGGTGGTGCTGGTACTTACACCCTCAATCAAGCAATCAACATTGCAAACACTGTTGCGTTGACTTTGCATAATTTGGAGCCTTTTGACAACCCATCTCCAATGAGCATTGGTGTTGGCCCATTGGGTCGCATTTATGTCTGGGATATAGTGCCTCAAGCCGCTGTTGCAAACAACATCGCTGCTGCGCAAACTCCTACTGTTGCTGGCGCTTTGACGCTTACGGCTGGAACCAACGTGAAGTCGGTGACCACAACTTCTGGCACTGCCGCTTTTCAGTTTGATATGCCTCGCGGTGTTCGTGTGACAACTGCCACCGCTGCTGTTGCCACCTTGTCTACGGTTGTGATTGCAGGCACTGGTGGTCAAATCACTTTTGCTTCACAAGCAGGTTTGGTTACTGGTCAGCGTTTGACTATCTCTGGCACTTTGGGTGGCACAGGTACTATCACTGGCTACACAGACCCAACGACTTACATTCTGACTGCTGTGACGGCAACTTCCGCAACCCTGACCACCACGGCAGGCGCGGCAGTTGTGACCACCGCAGGCACACCAACAGGCTTGACCTACACATTGGGTGTGGCTCCTGTGACTGTAACTGTCACCGGTTTTGACGTTTACGGTCAAGCCATGAGCGAAGCAATCACCTCTAGCGCTGCTGTAAGCACCGCTGTGAGCGGTTTGAAAGCCTTCTACCTCATCACCGCTGTAAGCGTGAGTGGCGCGACTGGTACTGCTCTGACTGTTGGCACAACCAACGTCTTGGGCATTCCAGTTCGCGTTGCCAACGTGGCTTATGTGGTCAGCGTGAAGAGCAACAACTTGTTGGCGGATGACGCCGGTACGTTTGTGGCGGCTGACACCAATACTGCCACAACCACCACTGGTGATGTGCGCGGTACTTACGTCCCTGTCACTGCATCAAATGGCATCGTTCGTACAGTGATGGCAATTGCTCTTCCTGCAATTGCTGTCGGTCCTAACGCAACTCGCGTTGGTGCTCTTGGTGTCAACCAAAACCTTGTTTCCTAAAAGGAGAGCAACATGGGTCAATTTAAACCAATGGTCAAAATGGAGACCACTGAGCCTTCAGTTGAACTGAAGCTCAAAAAAGGCGGCAAGGTGGTCAAGAAGGCCGGTGGAGGCATGATGGGTATGGGCGCTCCTAGAGGCATGCCCCAGGGTATGCCTGCCCGAGGCGGCATGATGGGCGCTAACAGCCCTATGGCCCCCTCGCTGGCCCAGCGTCGCCGTGCAATGCGCGGCATGCCCGCTGGTGCTGGCCCTGCCGGTCCTGTGGGCGGCGCTGCTCAGATGCAGGCCGCTATGCCCATGCCAACTCCAGGCATGAAAAAAGGCGGTAAGGCTGACATGGGCCAAGACAAGGCCATGATCAAGAAAGCCTTCAAGCAGCACGACATGCAAGAGCACAAGGGCGGCAAGGGCACCAATTTGAAGCTCAAGCACGGTGGCAAGATGGCAACCGGTGGCGTTGTCAACGGCCAGGGCGGCTTCAAAAAGGGCGGCATCATCAACACCGAGAACCAAGGTGGCGAGTACCGCAACACCAAGATGGACACGGCCAAGCCTGACCACTCGCCTGCCAAAACTGGCGGCGTGAAGTTGGGCAATGCTGGTGGCTTCAAGAGCGGCGGCATGGCTTGCGCTACCGGTGGTGTCGCAAAATCCAACGCTGGCGGCTACAAAAAAGGCGGCAAGATCAAAGGCATGATGGGCGGCGGCATGGCCGGTGACGGCATGATGGGCGGCGGCATGATGGACGATGGCATGGGTGGATCTTCACCCTACAAAAAAGGTGGTGCCGCAAAAAAAGCCTACGCGGCGGGGGGGTCTGTTAATTCAGGCCGCGCCGTCGCGATGCCCCAGGGCAACAAGCCTGCCTCCAAGCCTGTAAGGATCAACGAACTCGCTGGTACTTTCAAGAAGGGTGGGCGCGTGGCCCCAGGCAATCCCAAGTTGCAAGGGATGTTCAATAAAGAGAACGCCACTGCAATGAAGCAAGCCAAGGCCCAGAGCAATCTGAAGTACGGCCCCACAAAGATGATGGCTGAGGGCGGCGACCTCTCCAAGGGTGCTTATGACAAAGCTATTGGCCCGAGCAAGGAAGAAATGGATATGGCCAAGTCCATCCGTGGCTTCCCCGGCAAGGTGATGGGTAAAGTAAAGAGCGTGGCCAAAGACCTGTTCTCCTCTGCACCCAAAGCTGACAGCGTCACGAAGACCAAAGAGTCAGTCACTGTGACGCCCGCCAAAAAGCGCGGCGGCATGGTGAATTGCTGAAACAAGGCGGGGGCTTCGGCCCCTGCTTTCAATTGGAGATTTAGATGACAACATTGACCAATGTATTTTCTGCGCACCTTGATGCGACGGGGACGATTTACGCTGGCGCAACAAATCTTGCTGGGTATCAAGCTCTGGCTGGCGGGACTGCTGGCGAGATTGTTTTTCGTGATGGCGGGTCTGGCGGCACTGTTCGCTTGAGGATCAACATCCCAGCAAACACCAACAACCCGTTTGCAAACATCATCCCTGGCAACGGCATCCGCTTCACGACCAACATCCATGTGACGTTGCCAACAAACGCATCAATCACCATTTTCTGCGGCTGATCATGCCAGCCAAGTCACAGGCTCAATTCCGCCTGATGAAGGCGGTACAGCACAACCCAGAGATTGCCAAAAAAGTTGGCATCAGCAAAAGCGTTGCCTCAGAGTACACCGAGTCCAACAAGGGCAAGAAGGCGTACTCCAAGTTGCCGGAGAAAATGGCTGACGGCGGCAAAGTGAACGCGGCAGGCAACTACACCAAGCCCGAGTTGCGCAAGCGGATCGTGAGCCAAGTCAAGTCTGCCGCCACGCAGGGCACTGGCGCTGGGCAGTGGAGCGCGAGAAAAGCCCAGCTTGTGGCCAAGAAGTACAAGGCCGCTGGCGGCGGCTATCGAGACTGACATGAAGGCACCACAGAAATCCCTGAGCGATTGGGGCAAGCAAGATTGGACCACCAAGAGTGGCAAAAAATCTTCTGAGACTGGTGAGCGCTACCTTCCAAAGGCCGCGATCAAAAGTCTCAGTTCTGCCGAGTACGCCGCGACAACCAAGGCCAAAAGGGCGGGCAAAGCCGCCGGGAAGCAGTTCGTAGCGCAGCCAAAAAAGATTGCACAAAAAACAGCTAAATACAGGTTTTGACCATGACAAAAAAGACACCGTCAGTTGCCAAGTCCTTAAAGAGTGCTGGCTTCTATGAGCCGTCCAAAAGCAAATCTGAACGGCTGAAAATTGTCAACGATGTGACGACCAAGCCTCAGCGGTTGAACATGGTTGAGAAGATGTTTTCTGAAAAGAAGATGAAGAGTGGCGGCGTGTCGCTTGCTGTCGGTCGCGGCGAGAAGTTGCCCGTTGAAAAGGGCGCAGGGCTTACAGCCAAGGGCCGGGCGAAATACAATGCCGCAACGGGCAGCAACCTGAAGGCACCACAGCCCCAGGGCGGCGCACGCAAGGACTCATTTTGCGCTCGGATGTCCGGTATGCCTGGGCCGATGAAAGACGAAAAAGGCAAGCCAACACGCAAGGCGGCGGCCTTAAACAGATGGAAGTGCTGATATGGCTTATTCGGGAACCACGGGCACGACCGTTGTAACGGTCCAGACGATGATTGACCACGGCGCTCGTCGCTGTGGCAAGCTGGCCGAGGAATTGACCTCTGAGCAGGTTCTGAGCGCCCGTGAGTCTCTTTTCTTCCTGCTGTCGGACCTGATCAACATTGGCATCCAGTATTGGGCAATTGACAAGAAGGTCTACGGCTTCACGGCAGACAAAGCAACGTACCTGCTGCCCCTTGGCGGCAATGATGTGCTTAACGCCCTGTACCGCTTCATGAACCGCCCAAATGGGGCGTATACGTCTTCTGCTGGCGGCACGGTGTCCAACCTGTACGACGAGGACGTGCAGACGGTTTGCACTCAGACATCGGCCAATGGCAACATTGCGGTCAACTTCGGCCCTTCAAATCCCATCTTCATCGGCTCAATTGGCTTTCTGCCAGCGGCCACGGGAACTTGGTCAATCATTTACGAATACTCCCTTGACAACGTGACATGGTCCACCCTGGTGGATCTTGGGTCCATTACGGTGACCAACAACGAGTGGGTGTGGACTGACATTGAGAACGGCCAGACCGTGCCGTATTACCGCATCCGGGCCTACGGCGGCACGACCCTAAGCCTGCGCGAGTGGTACTTGGGCAACAACAGCACCGAGATCACGATGTCTCGCCTGAACCGCGACGACTACACCAACCTGCCCAACAAGAACTTCACGGCCAACCAGCCCTTCCAGTTCTGGTTCAACCGCACCATCCCTCAGAGCGAGATTGTGCTGTGGCCAACGCCCCAGAATGCGTTCTACCAGATGACCATCTGGTACTCGCGCCAGATCATGGACGTGGGTGACCTGTACGGCGAGTTGGAGGTGCCACAGCGCTGGTACGAGGCCGTGATCATGATGCTGTCCCACAGGATGAGCCTTGAGCTTCCTGGCGTGGAAATGGCCCGCATTCAGTACCTTGAAGGCCAAGCCAGCAAGTACCTTGGTCGGGCTGAAGAGGAAGAGCGCGACAAGTCGCCAATTTACTTTGCCCCGAACATCAGCGTCTACACGAGGTGACCCATGGCCATCTTTCTGGACACTGAGGGCTACTCTGACATCGCAATTGCGATTTGTGACCGCTGTAAGATGAAGCGGCCACATGCTGTGATGCGCAACGACCCAAACTTTCCGGGCCTGCGGGTGTGCAACGAGGGCTGCGCTGATCAACTTGACCCTTATCGGTTGCCTGCCCGCAAAACCGAAAGGATAACGATTCGGTTTCCACGGCCTGACGCCCCGCTTGATGCTGGCGACAATTACTTGGTCACCGGCGGCGAGACTGGCGTGTTCCAGATTTCCACACAAGGCAACACCCAGACGCCAACTTCAACTGGAAATCTTGACACCATCGCACCAAACCCACCAAACAATACGAGCACCTAATGTCAGCACAAGTAACCATCACCCAACTCCCAGCGGCTGGTGCTATCACTGGCACTGAGTCTGTTCCGATTGTCCAAAATGGCGTAACGGTGCAGACCACCACGGGCGCAATTGCCGCCTCTCCGTCGCAGCCATACACCTACCTGACCGTCACCCAGACACCTCAGTTGGCCAACAGCCGCTACTTTGGCGCAACCAACGGGCTGACCATCACTGACGGTGGTGCTCAGGGCGTGTTCAATGTAACAACCACAGGCGCTTTATCGTCCCTGGTGGCATCTGGCACTGGGTTCCAAGTAAAAACGTCTTCTACGGCCATTACAGGCCGTTCTATCGCCGTTTCTGGGGCTGGTCTGTCCATTTCCAACGGCAGCGGCGTTTCTGGAGATCCAACAATCACTTTGGCTGGCCAAGTGTTGAATCTGGCCAACCTAAGCGCCAACGGTCTGATGACGATCACCACTGCTGGTGCAATCTCTGCAACCCAGATTGCGGCGGTGGGCAATCAGACGGTTGTGACCAACGCCGATGGCATTGCAGGCAACCCGACGATTGGCTTGGCTGACAACCCAATCATTCCGGGCACTGGCGCAATCCAGATCCCTGCTGGCTCGACGGGACAGCGACCCTCTGGCGTGGATGGCAAGATCCGCTTTAACTCTACTGACGGAGCTTACGAGGGGTATGCAGTGGGTGCATGGCGTCAGTTTGCCCTGACTGGGGGTGTGCTTACGGTGTCTGGCACGGCCAATGAAATTACGGCCACCGGCACAGCCAATGTTGTCTTGTCGCTGCCAACCGCATTGACCTTCACCGGCAAGACGGTGACAGGTGGCACGTTCAACATGACTGCTGCCACTGTTGGATCTGACACGGTCACCACCAACACGGCCACGCAGACCCTGACCAACAAGTCAATCAGCGGCTCGGCCAATACGCTGACCAACATCCCAAACGGGGCGCTGACCAACTCATCGTTGACCATTGGAACGACTGCAATCAGCCTGGGATCAAGCAGCCTCACCCTGGGTGGCCTGACCTCTGTTGCGGTCACCCAAGACCCTACAACCGCCCTGCAACTTGCAACCAAACAGTATGTGGACGCTGTTGCCGAGGGTCTGCACATCCACGCCTCGTGCGATGCGGCAACGCCAAACACGCTGGCTTCGCTGACTGGCGGCACGGTGACGTACAACAACGGTACATCGGGGGTCGGTGCGACTCTGACGCTTTCCTCGCCGCTGACGGTGGTGGACGGCTACACGCTGCTCAACGGCAACCGCCTGATGGTCAAGAACGAGGTGGCGCAGGCAAACAACGGCATCTACACCTGGGCCACTGGCGGCACGGTTTTGACCAGGGCGACGGATTTTGATACGTCTGCTGAAATTGCAAGCGGAGATTATTCGTTTGTCACCAACGGGACTCTGTACGCCAGCACGGGCTGGGTTCAGACTCAGCCGGTGACCACTGTCGGCACTGACGCCATCATTTGGCAGCAGTTCTCCGGAGCGGGGACATACACCGCAGGCACGGGCCTGACGCTGACTGGCACGCAGTTCAGCATCACCAACACGACTGTGACAGCCGGTTCTTACGGCAGTGCAAGCTCTGTACCCAACTACACGGTAAACGCCCAGGGCCAGCTTACGGCTGCGGCATCCACTGCCATTGCGATCAACGGCAACCAGATCACCAGCGGGGTGGTCGGCACGGCAAACGGCGGCACAGGCTTGTCGTCATTTACAGCCAACGGTGTTGTGTACGCAAGCTCTACAAGTGCGTTGGCTACTGGCTCTGCGCTGACGTTTGATGGGACGAATTTGGGTGTTGGCGGCACTGCTACTGCACTTAGCACTTATCGTGGTGCAGAGTTTGCAGGAACAAGCACAACAACTGGCGGCTTCTTGAGAATGCGAAGCAGCAATTCAAGCGTAAACAGCCTTGATTTTTTGGATGAAAATGGTAGAGGTATTTTTACAACTACAAATCACCCAATCCGTCTTGGTGTAAACGACACAGAACAAGCCCGCCTTACCGCTGATGGTCTAGAAATCAAGCAATCCCAACTGATCGGATATTCCTCCTACGCAGGCATCGGCACAAACGGCTTGGCTGTTGCTGGTAATGTGGGGGTGGGGACTGCTTCGCCGGGTTACAAGTTGGATGTTACTGGAACAATTAACTCAGGGGCTTCAAGCGCAACTGGATACAACTTGGTTTTCCGCACAAGCGGCATTACTACTGGTCGCGCACAGACTACATTAATAAATACATCAGGCACCTTAACAACAGGCGTTGAAGGTTCATCTGGTGGCGCATCTTATTCTGGTACTGCTGCATATTCTTCTTTTGTTGCAACAGATGGCGCTAATCCGTTCTATGTAATTACAAATTCAGCAATTCGTGCAACATTTGACTCCGCAGGCAACCTCGGTATTGGGACTGCTTCACCAACAGAGAAACTTGTTGTCAACGGTAACGCTAGGATTCTTGCTGGTAATTATCTGCAACTTTTTAATGCTGCTAATTCATCAAATAGTGGCCTTGCAACAGATGCAACCGGCTTGCTTCAGTTTTCAAATACAGGTGTTACAAGGTGGCTAAATAACACTTTGACAAGCGAGTATATGCGCCTCGACGCGAGTGGGCGGCTTTTGATTGGTGGAACAACAACCTATGACTTTAACGGTCAATCTAATCTTGTAGTTAGTGGAACGGCTAACAATTCAACCATTACTATTGCTTCTACTACGGATGGGTATCTTGCTTTTGCTGACGGCACTGCGGGAACACAGGCATATGTTGGCCGAATAAGTTATTACCACTCACTTAACCAGATGGATTTCTGGACTAATGGTACAGCACAAATGTACCTCGACTCCGCAGGCAACCTCGGCTTGGGAGGCGCAGCAACAAATTATGCAGGGTATAAAACTTTTGCTATTATTGGAGGCGCTTCTGGGGCGGTAATTGATGCAAGTACATCCGGAGGGCTTACTGCGGGCGGTTTGCAAGTTGGTATTACGCCAGCATTAACAACTATTGACGCTTATGGCCCATCTGGGGGTTCTGCCTCTAGTTTTAGTTTTCGAGTTGGTACATACGGGAATGTTGTTGAACGTATGCGCCTCGACTCCGCAGGCAGATTGTCTTTGTTGACAGCCAACGGTCAAATGGGTTTTGCCAGTGGCAACACTGCTAGCGGTGTAAAAATACAAGCGTTTAACGCTGCTGGCAATGCAGACGGGTATCTTGCGTTTGAAGGCTTTACCAAAGAATACGGCAGGTTTTCTGACGACGGCACATTCCGAGTAAAGGGCGCGGGTACTGCTGGCAGCACGGACGCTTTCCAAGTGGCGGGTACAGCACCAGCGGATGCAGCCCGTATTGACTCCAGCGGGAATTTGCTGGTGGGTTCTACATCGTCCTCTGCTATTGCAAATAAAAATATAGATGTTAACGGCACAGGCGATGCGGCTTTTGTTTTGCGTGTCGGAGGAACAAGCACTGCGTATCTTTATAGTATTGCATCACAAGCAATTCTTGGGACAGTTGGTTCAGTACCAATAACTTTTAACCCCAACGGCACAGAACGCGCCCGTATTGACTCCAGCGGGAATTTGATGGTCGGGGTCGCATCAACATCATTTAGGTTTAATGCAGTAGTTGCCTCTGGTGCTGATCGAGATATTTTTGCAGCACAAATTTTCGGCGCATCTAATGGCTTAACAGTCAAATGGAATCACTCAACCACCACTACTCGTGTAAACATACAAAATCTGCCAACATCCTCTGCGGGTTTGGCGGCAGGTGATTTGTACAACGATAGCGGCACTTTAAAGGTTGCTTAACATGATCGCCTAAATTTAATCCCATCGCAAACGCCTTGCAGCCGCAGGCATCTAACCTTAAAGGAAATCACCATGACCACAATCACTTGGACAATTGAGTGGATGCAGACCACTCCCACCACCGCAACCCCTCCTGAAGTCGTCCTGACCGCAGGCTGGCGCTGCTCTGGCGTTGACGGGCTGTACTCGGGCACTGTGTACTCCACTTGCTCTTTCCCGCTGCCAGCAGAAGGCGGCACGTTCACGCCATACGCCGATCTGACGCAAGATCAAGTCTTGGGCTGGTGCTGGGCCAACGGCGTCAACAAAGACGCTACAGAGGCCGCTGTGCAGGCTCAGATCGACAACCAGCGGAATCCGCCAACTATCCAGCCACCTTTGCCATGGCTGACCCCTTCGGCATAATTGAAAAAGGGCAAACCGCTGGCCCTAACAGCGGCAACAACACGGAGAGTTTTCATGGAAAAAATTGCACTTTCAACTGAGTTGGTCAACGGCATCTTGCAGTACCTGGGCAGTCAGCCTTTCGTACAGGTGGCCCAACTGATCAATGCCATCCAGCAAGAGGCCAAGCCCCCTGCTGAACCTGCTGTCGAATAATTTTTAACCGGAACCCAGCATGGACGCGCAGTTTATTTTCAATTCAATGGTTGGGATTGCTGCATTTCTTGGCGGCTGGGTTCTGAACAACATTACCAAGGCCATCGAACGTCTTGACAAGGACGTTCGAGAGATGCCTCGCGCATACGTCAGCAAGGACGACTACCACCGAGACGTTGACGAGATTAAGGACATCTGCAAGCAGATTTTCAACAAGCTCGACAACAAGGCTGACAAGTAAGGAAAAATCATGGCACAAGCAAACTTCACCCCAATCCAGCTTTACAGCAGCGGCACTGCGGCTGCTGCGCCAAGTGCGGGCAACCTTACAAATGGGGAGTTGGCCCTCAACTTTAATGATGGCAAGCTGTACTACAAGAATAGTTCCAGCGTGGTGACGCTGCTGGCGTCGGCTGCAGGCGCTTTGGGCAATGTGGTGGGGCCAGCCTCGGCGACGACAGATGGGAATTTGGCAGCGTTTGATGGCGTCACGGGTAAGTTGATCAAGCAGGCCGCAGCAGTCACTGTGGCCCAGGGCGGAACTGGGCAGACCACTTTTACCGATGGACAGTTGCTGATTGGCAATTCAACCGGCAACACCCTAACCAAAACTACCCTGACTGCGGGCGCAAACATCACCATCACCAATGGAAGCGGCGCAATAACGATTGCAGCCACAGGTAGCGGGGGCGTCACCAGCGTCACGGGAACTTCGCCAATTGTCTCCAGTGGCGGTGCAACGCCCGCAATCAGCCTCACCACCGTTCCCGTTAATTTAGGCGGCACAAATCTGACTTCCTACACCTCTGGTGGCGTTTTGTTTGCGTCTGGTACGGGAACGCTTGCAAACGGTTCGGGCTTGACCTTTTCCAGCGGAAACTTGGGCCTTGGGGTGGCCTCGCCTTTTTACAAGTTTGATGTGGAGACAACGTCGGGCGGAGTCACCCCGTATATTGCAAGTTTTACGAACACCAGCACATCAACTGCACAGGCCAACATAATACGCATTACGCAAAACGCATCTGGCGCTGCTGTTGGCATTATAGGAACAGGTGGGTCAACTTTTTCTGATACAGCGTTTGCAAATAATTTTGCAATTGGAACGCAAGGCTCTAACGCACTTGTTTTTATTACCGGTGCAACTGAACGTGTCCGTATTGACACTTCTGGCAACCTGATCCAGAAAGTCAACACCACTGCTGCTACGCTGACAGTAAACGAAACTCTGACCTTCAGCATCGTAAACAATTCCACCCTACGCATTTCTGTTCGCGGCTCAGACGGAACCACGCGCACCGCAACTGTTGCACTGACCTGATGCCATGATTGACCTCACCAAAGCCATTGGAGCCGTTGCAGCCAGTGTTGCTGCGTTGGGTGGTAGCTACACCCTAGCCGACAAGTTTGGCTGGTTCGACCGCGCCATCATTGAGTGGTCGCCTGAGAACTTCAAGATTGTGGCCGAGGCAGGGAAGCCGATCAACGTTACGGTTGCGCGGATTAAAAAGCGCGACGACTGCTCTGTTGAGAGCTTCACGCCAAGCATCCGTGACGCAGCCGGGATGATCCATGCAGCGACCACCACAGCAAGCAAGTTCAGCGGCCCAGCAGGGCCAGAGATTGACACCTTCACCTACCAATTGACGATGGTGCAGAAAGAGAAAATTGCTGATGGCAAGGCCACCCTGCTGGCGACGATCAAGTACAAGTGCCCCGAGGGTGAGCGCGTTGTGCAGTATCCCCGCCACCCCAACCTAAGTTTTGATTTGAAAGGGTAATCATGGACTGGCTTAAACAAATTGCACCCACCATCGCCACGGCACTTGGGGGGCCACTGGCAGGCATGGCCGTGTCAGCCATCTCCAAAGCCATTGGCGTGGACGAAAACAAAGTCCAAGACATGATCTCCAGCAACAAGCTGTCTGCCGATCAGATTGCGCAGGTCAAGATGGCCGAGATTGAGTTGCAAAAGCAGGCTCAGGAACTTGGCCTGAACTTTGAAAAGCTGGAGGTTGAGGATCGCAAGAGCGCCAGAGAGATGCAGGCCACCACGCGCTCCATGATGCCTCCCATCTTGGCTGGCGCTGTCACGCTGGGCTTTTTTGGCATCATGGTAATGATGTTCTTCAATCAAATCGACAGCAGCAACCCGGCCATCCTGATGATGCTGGGCAGTCTTGGTACTGCCTGGACGGGCATCATTGCCTATTATTTCGGCAGCTCTGCTGGCTCCCAGGCCAAGACCGACCTACTCACCAAGGCGGCAAAATGAACCTTACACCCCATTTTTCTTTGGAAGAGCTTACAGCCTCTGAGACCGCCGAACGCAACGGATGGGACAACACCCCTAACGAGCAAGAATTAGCCAACCTGAACCGTTTGGCGACCTTTCTGGAGCAAGTTAAGGTGGTGCTGGGCGGCAAGCCCATCATGATCAGTTCTGGCCTGCGCACAAAGTTGGTCAACGATGCGGTGGGCAGCAAGGACACCAGCCAGCACCGCCTCGGCTGCGCTGCCGACTTCAAAGTTCCCGGCATGACGCCTGACGAGGTGGTCAAGGCCATCGTTGCCTCTGGCATCGGTTACGACCAAGTGATCCGCGAGTTTGACCGCTGGACGCACATCAGCGTGCCCAACAGTGAGGACACCGCCCCCCGCCAACAGGCGCTCATCATTGACAAGGCTGGCACTCGGATGTTTGCATAAAACGTGCTTGCCATTAAAATGAAAAAAACGAAGGGTGTTGCAAAATGACAGTCGCCGCCGTAATGACGTATGACTCGCTGGTCGACGACATCCAGACTTATTTGGAGCGTACCGACCAGCAGACTCTGGACAAGATCCCCCAGTTCATCATGCTGGCGGAGCAGATCATCGCGTCTGAGATCAAATTTCTTGGCAACTTGGTGGTGGTCACGAGCAACATGGTTCAGGCCGCAAACGTCATTGCAAAGCCTGCAAGATGGCGCAAGACGGTCTCAATGAACGTGACAGTGGCAGGCAAGCGCCAGCCCGTCTTGCTGCGCACCTACGAGTACATCCGAGAGTATTGGCCAGACCCAACGACAACGGACGTGCCGCTGTTTTTCTGCGACTACGACTACGAGCACTGGCTGGTTGGCCCAACACCAGCGTTGGCCTACGCCTACGAGGTGCTGTATTACGAGCGTGCGCAGCCTCTTGATTCAAGCAACCAGTCGAATTGGTTTACAGAGTACGCCCCCCAGGCGCTGCTTTACGGCTCCCTGTTGCAGGCCATGCCGTTCCTGAAGAACGACGAGCGCATGCCAATGTGGCAGGGCAACTACGACCGCATCATCCAAGTCCTGAAGGAAGAGAACCTCACCAGGGTGGCTGACCGTCAGGCAATTGCAAGGGATTCATAATGAGCTTTACCTCGCCCTTCACAGGCCAAGTGATCCAGCCGACGGACGTTTCGTTCCGTGCGATCACCCTAAGCGTCACCACAACCTTGTCATGGCCGATCAACGGCAGCGACACGGACAATGCTGCCGCTAGGATCATGAACGTCACGGCCACTGCGGGCAGCCTGCTGCTTCAGATGCCCCCGGCAAATCAGGCATCTGTTGGCCAGGATGCGCTGATTCGGAACGTGGGGGCGACCACCTTCACGGTGGCTGACTATGTTGGCAACACCATCGTCTCTGTCGCGTCTGGTGAGGCCAAGTACATCTACATCACCACCAACGCCACCACGGCTGGCACCTGGGGAATCATCTCCTTTGGTGTTGGAAGCTCAAGCGCTGATGCGGCAACCCTTGCCGGTTTTGGCTTAAAAGCTGTCACGACGACCCTAAACCAGTCCCACACTGTTCAGACCTTTTCAAACACTTACACGGCCATCGACTCTGACCGGGCTGCGTCTTACGTCTGGACGGGCGGATCTGGATCTCTTGGAATTACTTCAGCCTCCACTCTGGGCAACGACTGGTTCTTCATGATCCGCAACGGCGGGACTGGAACTCTTACGATAACGCCTGCCTCTGGCTTGATCAACGGACTGGCCTCAATTGCCCTTCAGCCTGGGGACTCTGCAATCATTGTTTGCTCTGGAGCAGCCTTTTTTACGGTTGGCCTTGGCCGCAACACGGAGTTCAACTTTACTCAGTTGACAAAAGCGGTGGTCTCTGGCTCCTACACGCTTACATCGGCTGAAGCGGCAAACGTGGTGCAGAAGTACACCGGAACACTTACAGCAAACGTCACGGTAACCCTTCCCCAGACGGTTCAGGTGTACTACATCACAAACCAGACAAATGGAGGCATAGGGCCTTACTCAATTACGTTCACCACAGGTTCTGGCGGCGGTACTGCGAGTGTGCCCGCAGGCCAGCAGGTGATCTTGCTGTGCGACTCGGTCAACTTGCTTAACGCCACCACGATTGCAGCGGGCGCGGCAAACATCTCTCTTGTTGATGGTTCGGCTGGTGCGCCATCTTTAAACTTTGGGTCAGAGACAAATACTGGTATTTTCCGACCCGGCTCGGGCGAGTTTGGGATTACTGTTTTAGGTGTTGAAGTGCTTGCAGCCAGTAACTCTTCGGGAACCGTTGGGGTGACCGTGCCGGGTTTTGGAATTTTTACTGGCGGCGTTTCTGGTGGTACGTTCTAAATGGGACAGAAAGTCTTCTCAGTTGACACGCTGCCGGGCATCCAGCGGGATGGCACGGTGTACGACAAAACCGTCTACAACGATGGCGAGTGGGTACGCTTTCAGCGTGGGCGACCCAGAAAGATGGGCGGTTACCGGGTGATCTCAGGCAACCTGAATGGCCCATCAAGGGGCATTTGGGTCAACCCGCAAAACTCGTTGACCACAATTTTTAGCGGCTACAACAACGGTCTTCAGTCGCTGGTGATTGACAACAACGGTATCGGTGTCAACGCCAACAACTTTACGCTGTCAAACTTTACGCAATCAAATTTGAACTTGTGGCAGTTTGATGGTTTTTACGATGTCACGGGCGCTGGCGTCCAGGCCATCGTTGCCCACCCAGGGCAAAACCTTGCTGCAATCGACAGTACGGTAGACACCCCGGTGTTGTCTGGTGACATCAATGGTTTGACCATGTCACAAATCGGCGTCTTTCAAGAGGCCAACGCATTTCTTGTCAACTCAAGCACCTCGGTCACACTGAAGCAGGCAAACTCTCTGATCGGAGCGGGTCAAACCGTCACCGGAACCAACATACCGGGAAGCACCACCGTGGTGTCGAAGGTGGACGCCTCCGATATTTTGGACGGGGTGTCAATCACTGGAGTTGCCGGAACGCTTTCCTGCACCGCAACCTCTGGGCTTTTTGTTGGCCAGTCGGTGACCGTCTCTGGCGTCCAAGGCTCTCAGGCGCTTGCAAGCGTGGCCATCACGGGAACGGGTGGGACATTCTCCTGCACGGCCACCACGGGCCTCTACGTTGACCAGCCGGTGTACGTCACAGGGACGCAAGCCGGAACCGCCTTGGCTGCTGTAGCGGTCACGGGAACGGCTGGGCAGTGCTCCTGCACGGCTGTCAATGGTTTGTTCATCGGCCAAGCTGTAGTGGTCTCTGGAACCTTGAGCGGATCTGCCACAGGCATCGTTTCTGGCTTCACTTACTACATCATTGCAACTGACGGAACCTCGACGTTCACGCTGTCGGCCACCCCAGGCGGGACGGCCTTGACGACGACTGCCGGGACTACCACCGGACTGACGTTCACGGTGAGGCTTTTTACTGGCGTCACCTCCGGGGTCACCTACTTCATCACGGCGACCAACGGGACTTCCACGTTCACCCTGTCAAACGAAATCGGCGGGGCTTCAATCAGCACCGCCGCAAACAGCCTGTCTGGGCTGACGTTTTCTGTTCCCAAGGCAACGGGCCTTGCATCAGGCACAACCTACTACATCATTGCCACCAACTTCACGACGACTTTTACCCTGTCGGCGACCATTAACGGGGCGGCAATCACCACCATCGTCAACGCAACCACCGGGCTGGTGTTCACGTTGGGGCTGTACACCAAGGTGGTGATTTCTAATGCGGCAACGGGCACCGGCCAGTCAACCCTGACCTTTAACAACAACATTTCGGTGTCTGGCGGGCTTGTGTCCCTGCACCCGTATTTGTTCGTGTATGGCAACAACGGGCTGATCCAAAACTGCTCGGCTGGCAACACCAACGACTGGGTGTCTACGGACGCCAATGCGACCAACGTAGCCACCGGCAAGGTTGTCCAAGGGCTACCCGTCAGGGGCGGCTCAAACGCGCCTTCTGGGCTGTTTTGGAGCCTTGACAGCCTCATCCGGGTGTCCTTCATCGGCGGCACTGGCACACCCCCGCAATTTTGGCGGTATGACATCATCAGCAGCCAGTCTTCGATCCTTTCAAGCCAGTCGGCCATTGAGTACGACGGCATCTATTACTGGTGCGGTGTTGACCGGTTCCTGCTCTACAACGGTGTGGTGAAGGAAATCCCCAACACGATGAACCAGAACTATTTTTTCGACAACCTGAACTACGCCCAACGCCAAAAAGTTTGGGTGACCAAAGTTCCGAGGTACGGAGAGATCTGGTGGTTTTACCCTCGCGGGGATGCGACGGAATGCACTGATGCGATCATCTACAACGTGCGCGAGAACGTCTGGTATGACGCTGGAGAGGCTCTTGGTGCCCGCAGATCTGCCGGGTACTTCTCTCAGGTGTTCGCGTTTCCCGTGGCGGCTGACTGGGATGCCAGCGAGGCAGAAGTGGTTTTCACTCAGACAATGACGCTGGTTAATACAAGCGCTTTGATCTACCTCAGCACCTACAACACACAGGTCCAAATCGGTCAGGTGATTACCGGCACGGGCATCCCTACAAATACGTTGGTCACCGCGATCACATCGAGCAACATTGAAACACTTGGTGCGATCACCCCTGGCTCAGGCTACGTCGACAATACTTACACGAACGTGCCATTGACTCTTGGCGCGGGAGAAAACGCAAGGGCAACCGTTGTTGTCTCTAGTGGCGCGGTCACATCCGTCACCATCACAAACAGGGGCGCAGGCTATCAAGTTGGAGACTCTCTGAGTGCCAGCAACACAAACCTTGGCGGGGCAGGGTCAGGCTTTGCAGTGGCTGTGTCGGCAATTTATGCCCAGGCCATTTTGATGTCGAATGCCGCCACAGCCGGTGGGTCAACCTCTCTGACGTTCTCCACTCAAGCTGGCTTGGTCAGGATTTTTCAAAACGAGATTGGCACTGACGCAGTGGACGGCCAGAACGTTTTGGCCATCCGCAGCTACTTTGAGACCAGCGACCTCAGTTTGACCGCTGGAGGGCCGTCTCAGACCGCTGTAGAGGGTCTAAATCGCTGGCTGCGCATTGAGCGGATTGAGCCAGACTTCTTGCAGCAGGGCGAGATGTCTGTGGTGGTCACCGGCAGGCCGTTTGCCCAGGGCGAGGACAAGGAGTCTGACCCTTACGTCTTTGGCCCGAACATCGGCAAGATTGACATGAGGGAGCAGCGCCGTGAGTTGCGGCTCCGGTTTATTTCTGATGTGGCCGGTGGGGACTACCAACTTGGTCGACTGCTCCTGAACGCCGAGATTGGCGACGTGAGGCCCTATGGCCCTTAATCCTGCGCTGGTGTATGACCCGAGGTATCACACGTTTGAGTCGTGGGCATCGCTCATGGTGGAGTTGTACGCTGCCCAGCAGTTGATCATTCCTGACCCTCAGACCGACTGGAAGACCTGGGGCAACGGGTTGGGTGCGATTGACGTTTTTGCGAACGAGGCGTTGCCAAGGACTGAGGAGTTTGACAACTGGTTTGACTGGGCCGCAGCATTAGTGAATGCTGTAAATCCTGCGCCGCAGTCAACTTAAAGGTGAATTGACATGCCTGGATACAGTGGAGCAGGAGCGGATTTCAAGAAGTCTTTTACGCCGGAGCAGATTCCCGGCTTGAGGGAGGCCGCCGACGCCATGACTGGGCGTGTGGTTACCCATCCATACGATGATGGCACGCAGGGTCAGTTCATTTACAAAGATGAGCAGTTAATTCCTGTTAACAGCAAAGACATAGTTTATAAAGATGAGGAAGTTTATGATCCATCGGGCGGTGGTGTTGATTATGAAGGCAGTGGCATTGGAGCATACAGAACTCAAAAAGTCGGGTATGTAACGGGTCAAAGTGTAATTGACCGAGCAATGGCAGACCCAGTTAGTTGGGTCGCAAGCAATGTAAATTTCAATGGTCTTGGCACTGGTGGTGATTTCACCGCTCTTGACGCGCAGATGAAGTTTCTGAAGGACAACAAGTACGACTTGTCCTCGCTGCCAAACCAAGGGGCAGTAAATCAGTACAACCTAACTAAGCAGATTCTTGACCAAGGCACAACCGGCAAGTGGACGGGTGCGGGTTATGGCGGGCCTGTAGAGAACGCCAAGGTCATGGCGGGGATGCTTGCAAACACGGGAATTACAGACATCAAGGACTTCGGCAAGTTCAACGGTGTTGTGAGTCGGCAAGATCAATTGGTGCGCCCAAAAGACCCAGCAGACCTATCAAAAGGTTACGTTTACGATGAACTTGAAAATGTTGATTATTTTGACCAACTTGAGAACATAAATAAAAGCGAGGCCCGACCAACCGGGCGTACTTTGGATGTCCCAAAAGATGTCAACATAAGACAGGAAATTGGTTTTGACAACGAAGGAAATCCGACCACAACCGCTATAGCCAGCATACCGAAATATGGGGAAACCTTCGGCAACAAGGTCACAAAGCAGTCGTTCGTTGATGCCCAGAACTACGACATGGCGCAGGGCAACATCTTCAGCGGGACATATATTGGGCATGGCCGTACTGGCTACGGTGTTCAGTTCGCTGCTGACGGCACGCCCTACTTCTACACGCAATTTGGAGGCGATACCAGCAGCATGGCTGACATCGCCCCGATCATCTCATTTCTTGCTGCTATTCCAACCCCATTGCAGCCCTTCGCAGCAGCCGCCAATGCGCTGATTGCCATTGACAACGGCAACATCCTTGGTGGACTTGCGTCACTTGCGGGGATACCGGGCGTCAGTGAGGCGGCTGGTGCTGCTGGTCTTGCCAACGTTGCCACGGCGATTAAGACGGCCAATCAGGTCGTCAACTTAGTCAACGCCATCGAAACTGGCAACGTCATGGCAATTGCCACTTCCGCTGCTGGAGCGCTGGGAACCGGCTCCATGCAGATTGGCGACACTGGCCTGACGGTGTCTGACGCCATGAAGGCAGTGAACCTTGTCAAGGCCATAGAGAGCGAAGACCCAATGGCCATATTCAAGGCGGCGGTGGGTTTTGGCACTGCTCCAAACATTCAGAAGGCCCTGAACAGCCCGACCACAACGCTTGATGCTGATGGCCAAAGGGTTGCTGATGTTGTTGACACCAACTTCGTGGCTGATCTGGTTGATCCCAACTCCGAGAACTTCCTCGGAGGCGCAGAGGAGTCGCTTGGCATCACCTTGGCAGAAGCGCCAGACAACGTTAAAAGTTTTGACACTGTTTTGTCTGGGTTGAAAGATTTTGGCAGCAAGTTTTTGGGCACTGGACAGCAGGACTTGGCGTCCTTGCAGCCGACTTCTGGCAACCTTGTTGGCCCCACCTACACGCCAGAGAACATCGGTGACGTGGGGAACTTGCTTTCTGGCTCATCTGCGGATGTTGCCGGTGGATCAAACCTTGTGGACTTGGCCGCGATAGAACGCGCAAGGGGTCAGGTAACGCTGGGTGACATTCAGGGCAATGTGATTGACCTGACCAATGTTGCCCCTGGCGGCACTCTTCCAGAGGTCATAGTCGGCGGCACATCCAAAGAAGATGTTGACAACATACTGAAGGCCGAGGACGAAGAAGTTCAGGCCGATCTTGAGAAGGCAATATCTGATGCAGAAAATGAGGTTGACCCAGCAGAAGCTGAAAGGCAAGAGGCTGCACGGGTCGATGCGGAAAAAATAGAGTCAGACCGAATTGAAGCCGAGCGGATAGAGTTCGAAAGGCTGGAGGCTGAACGGGCCGCTGCCGAGGTGTCGCGTCAAGAAGAAATTCAACGTCAAGCAGAAGTGGCTCAAATTGAAGCCAGAAAAGAGGCCGCACGGCAACTTGAGATAGCAGAGGCGGCAAGGCTGGCCAAGGAAGCCGAGGATCAAGCGGAAGCGGAAAAAGCCGCCAAAGATGCCAAAGACGAGGCTGACCGTCAGGCTGTGATCGCCGCTGAAGCCAAGGCTGAGGCTGAACGTGTACGCCAAGAAGTTGAAGTTGAGAGGTTGCGTCAAGAGGAGGCGGAGCGGGTGCGTCAGCAAGAGGCTGAGACTGAGCGTCTGCGCCAAGAGGCGGCTGAGACTGAGAGGCCGAGGCAAGAAGAGGCTGACCGGCAGGCAGAGTTACCCAAGGATGCTGCTGCACTGGCTGAGGCCGAACGGTTGGAAACAGAGCGTTTAGAGACTGAACGAGCAGAAGCGGCACGCCTTGAGGCTGAACGAATTGAGACTGAACGTATAGAGGCCGAAAGGGTTGAAGCTGCAAGATTGGATGCCGAGCGCATTGAAACCGAGAGGATTCGCCAAGAAGAGGCTGAGGCTGAGATATTGCGGCAAGAGGAAATTGAGCGGCTGGCCGACGAGGCGAGGCTGGAGGCCCAAAACGAAGCGGCCAGACAGAGAGAATTTGCTGAGGCCGCAAGACTTGCCAGAGAGGCTGAAGACCAAGCGGAGGCTGAAAGGCTTGCTCAGGAAGCGGAGGATGAGGCGGAGCGGCAGGCGGCAATCATTGCCGAGGCACAGGCTGAGGCTGAAAGAGTGCGCCAAGAGGCTGTTGAGGCAGCCAGAATTGAGGCCGAGCGCCTTGACACTCTTCTTGGATTAACTCCTACGGAAGTTGACCCATTGGCAGTCACGCCTGTTATCGTTGAGAACGGTCTAGGCCCCGTTGAAAGTGTTGTTGTTGGTGACGACACCCTTAAGGCTGGAACGGGAGATGACACCCTTGATGGTTTGCTCGGGCTGACTCCTACTGTGGGTGATGATCGAGGTGAAGTTACACCTGTTATTGTTGAAGACGGTTTAGGCCCTGTTACAAGTGTTGTCGTCGATCCCGAACCGCCTGAACCGCCAGAGCCTTTTATTGTTGATCCTGTTGTTGATCCCGAGCCGCTTAAGCCAGTTGTGTGTGAGCCAGGGTTCCACGACGACGGCACTGGCTTGTGCGTGTCTGACGAAGATAAGCCTGAGACGCAAGAGTGTCAAATAGGTGAAGTCCGGAACCTTACAACCGGGTTATGTGAACCGGCTGCAACCACAGGCGGCGGCGGAGGCGGGGGTGGCGGTGGCGGTGGGGGTGGCGGCGGAAGCACGCCAGTCAGAAGGACTGCCACGACAATCCCATTTTTGTTTCCTTCTACGGAGCGGCCAATCGTTACCGCTCCTTCGATTAACGACGATCCCGTCATGAGAGGGGCTTTGCCAGATATGCCACAAGAATCAAAATTCCAAGGCCCCTTGGATCAATTTCTCAAGATTGCAACGGAGTCCTCGTTTACTCCCAAGCCCCAACAACCACAGCAGCAGCAGGCGGGAAACATGAACGACAGATTGACCTACCCCCAGGGCGGCTCGGACTACTTCAGCTACGGCCAGCAGTCTGACATTGACAACAACCTGTACTCGCAGTTCGGTCAGGCTCCCACAGACCAGCCGATGGATGGGGCGCTCCAGTTCAACCAGGGCGGCTTGGCTGTGCCTCTGATGGCCGCTGGAGGCACCCGGTACGGGCAGTATGCCGGTGGTGGCCTGAACGTGGTTCAGCACAGCGGCAAGCAGCGGGTTGACTTCCGCAAGGGAGATGCGGTGACCGGCCCAGGCGATGGCCAGTCTGACGACATCCCCGCGATGCTTGCGGATGGAGAATTTGTGTTCCCGGCTGACGTGGTTGCTGCGCTTGGAAATGGCTCAACAAAGGCTGGAAGCGATAAACTCTACGACATGATGCACTCCATCAGGGCATACCACAGGTCAGCCAAGCCGAAGGATCTGCCCCCTCCCGCAAAGAAATCACCGCTGGATTACCTCAAGGGTAAAAAATCCACCAAGGCCAGGAGATAAAAATGTCAATCCTTCAAGGCTCACCGCTTGCCAACGTCACCGAAACGACGACCACAACGGACAAGGCTCCTGCCGGTTACACGGGCTATCTTGAGAACTTAGCAAAGGCCGGGTCTGGTGCGCTCACCAAGTCAGGAGGTTTGGATACGGCTGGAAAAGAGACAACCGTCCTGAAAACCGGCGCAGACCTTGTTGCTGGGTATGACCCGATGCAGAACCTGGGCTACAACCAGCTTCAGTCTGCCGTGGGTGCGTACCAGCCTGGGCTGACTGCTGCCGGTCAGACTGCGGGCCGGGCGGCTCAGGGCATCACTCCAGAGCGCATACAGGCACTGCTGAACCCGTACACCACCAACGTGGTCAACGAGATGGCACGCCTGACCAACCAGAACATGGAGCGCAGCCTCTTGCCGGGCCTTAAAGCGGGTTTTGTGGGAACTGGAGGGCTAGGTAGCCAGAGGTACGCTGGAGCGCTTGGACAGAGCTTGGCTGAAATGCAGGCCAACCTGACAGGCCAGCAGACTGGCGCTCTTTCGGCGGGTTTCGGCCAAGCCTTGAAGGGTGCGCTAGACGAGGCCCAATTGATGAACCTTGCTGCCAAGACGCAGGCCGACATTGCCAAGCAAGAGCAAGATCTTGGCATCGCTGGCGCTGGTGCATTGACCAAGGCCGGTGCAGAGCGTCAGAAATACCAGCAGAGTTTGCTTGATGCTCCGCTTGCAATCGCAAAAGAAGCCTCTGGCCTCATGCGTGGGTTGGCACTTCCGTTGGATCAAACGAAGACTGCTACAGGGCCGAAGACTCGGGATTACTACCAACAGTCTGACCTCGGCAAGATGGCTGGCGTGCTTTCCTTAATTGGTGGCGCTAAAGAAGGCAAAGAGGGTGAGGGCTTCAGTAGGCTCCTCGGCATTCTGCAAAGTACTGGCGCAAGAGGTGGCAACATTATTAACAGCTTGCTCTATCCATCAGGTGCAGCGACTGCCTCCGTTGGACAGGGTGAAATTGATGCGCTTAAAGCTGCTGGCGTTTATGACGACTATCAAGCACTTATTTCTGGGCTGCAAAACAATTATTCAGACGTGCTTCCTGAAGACGTGACTGCGGCATACACCAACCTGTTTAATGTTCTTGGCGAAGACGATTACTTCACCGGTCCCTGATGGTTTAAAAAGAGGTCATAAACATGGCAACGAAAACAGATTCGGTTTTTGCCCCCGGTCAAGATCCGGCTGCAATAGAGGCCAACCGCGCCTATCAGGACGCCCTTGCAAAACTGACCCAGTCACTTGATCAGCGCAAGAATCGGTTTTTTGATCCGACCTACTTGGCAGCAGCACAGGGATTCCTTGAGCCTGGGTCTCCTGACTTTTTTGAGTCTCTTGGCCGCGTGGCTGGAAACATCGGGAAAGCCCAAGAGGCTGGCATCAAAGAGGATCAGACCATCGCACAGCAGCGTCTTGAGCTTGCTGGCCGAGGCGTAGAGCTTCAGCGCCAAAAGGGCAAGGACGCCATGTTCCGAAGCGCTTTTGGTGAGCAGCCTGCTCCCGTAGGCGGGCTGACTGCTGCTGCTCAGTCGCCTGCTGCCGCATCTGGCGCACTTCCATCTGGCGGTCAGGGTGCTACCGGTGCTCTTGCGCAAGCAATGCCAATCGCAGGACCAAGGGGCATTCAAATTGCGCCCGCAATTCCGGGTGTCAGCAGACAACAATTTCTTGCTTCAGCCCAAGCTGATGGGATGTCCCTCACTGACGCACTTGCGAAATGGGACGCCATAGAAAAGGGCCGCATTCAAGTAAGAGAAGGATCTACCTTCAATATAGGAACTGGCATGGCGTACCAGTTCCCAACTGGCAAAACTGAGGATGTGCAAATTTTTAAAAAGGACGGCACGACGGGGACGTACAAAGTGTCAGCCAAGGATGCGATTGATTTGTACGAGTATGCAAGAAACAATGATGCCGACAACTACTATGCCCTTGCAGAGAGGATTACCCAAGGGCCGCAAAGCAAGAAGCCTGACGCCCAGGGCGCATCTTCAGCAACTCCTGGCGGTGGCCTCCCATCCAGAGAAGAGTCTGAGGTGCGGCAAGAAGAGGCCAAAACACGCGCTGGTGTACTGGCTAAAAGTGCAGGTGAAAAAGAGGCGTCCATTGAAGACACTTATGCGGCAGCACAACGCCTTTACGGGAGCACCACCCGTGTTGCCGATTATCTCAAGCTAAGTCCAAAATTCTTTGGCATTTTTGCCCGCCCAGGCGTTACAGCCGCAATCGGCAATTTGATCAAAGAAGGCATTCAGACCCCAGGCGGAACGCTGAACCTTGCCGGGTTTGAGGACAGCATGCGTAAAGCAATGCCCGATGTGACCATGAAAGACTTGGACAACATCAGCAAGGCTGCGGCAGAGTTGGCCGAAATGGAGCTTACTTACACTCGTTTGTACTTGGCCAAGCAGGGCGCGGTGACCGAGGGTGAGCGCAAGATTGTTCGCGCCATTCCCGGCACCACCAGCAGCAGCCCCGAGGTGCTGCGCACTCGCATGGAGCTTCTCAAGTCGCGTGCTCAGTTTGACTTAGATGTGGTTGACGCATTCCGCGAATGGCAAGACAAGAATCCTGGCCGCTCATACCTTGAGTTTGAGCGCAAGTCTGATTTGTACAAAGAGATCAAGAAGAACTTTGCAGATGAGACCGAGAAAATCTTTGGCGGCATCAAGGCCGTGCCCACGCGAGTGCGAAAAGAGGAGGCTGCTGCTGCAAAACCACCTCCTGGCAAAGCAAAAGATTATGGGTCTGCAAGAGCACGAGTTGAAGCTATTTTGAAAGACTGACATGGCCAAACTTTCATTTCTTGATCAACTCAACGAAGAGCAGCTTGAGTACGCCCGCAGGATCGGCGAGAAGGCCAAGGAGATGGGCATACCGCCTGCCCTGGCCATCTCGATTGCCTACCATGAGAGCCGCTTGAATCCCAATGTTGGGCGCGGCTCAAGTGGCGAGTTCGGCATCATGCAAGTCATGCCCAACACCGGCAAGGGCATGGGGTACACCAACAAGGACTTGGCTGATCCCGACAAGAACATTGAGGCCGGTTTAAAGTACCTCAAGAAGAACTTGGACGCCTTTGAGGGTGATGCGCGGCTTGCAACCATTGGCTACAACGCAGGGACGGACAGCCCGTTCTTTTCTGGCGGTGAGTTGCCGAAGGTCACTGTGGACTACCTCAAGGCCATGAAGGGCTACGGCGCTTTTGCTGCCCCAGCGGCACAGCCTCAAGCCGCACAGCCTCAAGCGGCACAACCTCAAACTGTTGAAGCGCAAGCGGCTGTGGTGCAACCTCAAAAGACGCAAGCCGAAGAACCTCAAGAGACCGATGAAATGCGTGATGCCCGCATTCAGGCGGCTATGGATGCCCAAGAAAAGCGTCAGGCTCAAATGATAGGGGCTGGCACAGGTGCTGGCATCTCTGTCGCCCGGCTGGCCGGATCTGGCGCAGGGGCAGTCATACAGGCAGGCGGAAAACGCGCAGGAGAGGGCTTCAGGGCAGGGATGCAGGGTAGCGCACCTACAGCCCCGGCAGCGCCCTCTATAGCCCTTCCTGGCTCTCCAGCAGCCCCTGTTGCCCCAGTCGCTCCTGGCCAAAGCATCATGCGCCAGCCCATACCTTCGGGCGGTCCGGACGCTGGCCGCATGGCCCCAGGGCAGACAGGCACGATGCCGTACAACTACGCCAAGGCCGCAGGCTTGACCGACATTGAGGCTGGTCGTGCGCTGGATATGACAAAGCAGGCAGGCGGTGTTCACGACTTGACCACGCTGCGCCGTGAGGGTTTGGGCAAGATTCAAAGCCTGTTCCCCGGCGATAGGTACATTGAGAACCCCCGTTTTGGCGGCATCATGACGCCAGACCAGGGTGCCGGTGGTGGGCCGCGTCAGTCTTTCAAAATGCAGGGTGCGCTTCCAGCCGCTGACTTGCCGCCAAACTTTATGCCCGGTCCAGCAGCGCCACCGCCCCAGGGAACTTTGGTTCAGCTACCACCTCGGCAACCTATTCCGACAACTCCGATCCCTCCAAAGCCACCGTCCGGGCTTGAGGCTGTGACAAACCTGTTCAAGGGCATGATACGGCCAGTGGCAGCCGCCACTTCAACCGCTCTTAAATACGTTTTACCCCCTTTAGGTTTGGCCAACATTGCCGGTGAAGGTGTCAACATTGCGCAGCAATTGCGCAAACCAGAAGATCAGCAAGACCTTACGAGCGCGGGTTTAAGCGCAACAGGCATCTTGGGAACAGGCATGGCATTGGCTAACAAAAACCCATATCTTGGCGGGGCTTTGGCGGCTGGATCTGCGCTTACACAGGAATATCGAAACAACCCAGAGATGCAGGAATATCTCAGGCAAAAAATGCAGGGAATGGCCAGACATCCTTTGCTGGATGAAATGACCGGACCTCTCCCCTAATTCAAGCGACTCCTCCACGCTTGGATTGCCGTGGCTTTGCAGTTGCCTACGGTACTTCCAGCCCCCTACCTCGAAAGGGTAGGGGGTCTTTTTAAGGAAGCTGTGTTGCCAGGGCCTTGGCCACTTCTTGGTTCATGTTGGCCACGATGGTGACACAGCGCTTGTGCTCCTCCATGGCGATCATGGGACGGATCACGGCCTCCAGCTTCTCAGCAAACTGCAAGATGTCTACCTCGTCAGCGATCAGCGGATCTGGCCGCTTCTCATCGCTGTGAAAAAAGACTTGCTTGACCAGTTCTTCACTTAGTTTCATTTGTTACCTTCCAGTGTTCCCAGTTGATGATTGTGGTGCGGGCAATTGACATATGAGCAAGGCCCTGGTAAGGGTTCCCTTTGCTCTCCAAAAAGTTCTCAATGACATCGCTCTGTGACAAAAACATTTGATGCTTTTGAGCGTCATCCTTTTTTATAAACAGCTTGCCGTCAGTGGTCTCAAATGCGGTAATGGATTTCATGTGTGTTGATTTTTGAGTTGCCAGAATTGCAATAAAGCGCAGAACATGGCCCAGCCGCGCTTGAGATCTTTTTCTTCCCACTCCTTCACAACGACAAGCCCCGGCACACTGCGAGAGACGAACACGTTGGCACAGCGTGCAGCAGGGATGCCAAGGCCGACACGGTAAGCGGCCAACTGCATGAGGTGGTCGTCGTAGAGGTCAATCTTGTCAGGGTCGCTGAACTCCTTAGTCTTTATGTCGGCCACAATCCCTTCACCGATGGTGCTGTGCAGGTCGCACTTGCCGCCAAAGCCATGGCTGTGACCGAAGGCCCGTTCAGCAATCCACGGCTGCTGCCCGAAGGCGGCGTCCAGAGCGGCCACAGTGGCTTTGACGTGCTCCTCATGCTGGGTGCTCACTGTGCCCTCATAGAAGCCCTGGATTGAGGCATGGATGGCCGTGCCGTCATCTGCGGCCTTGCGCCCCTGCTCCTTGCTGTCGGTCATGATCCGGGCGATGTAGTCATCCTCCGGCTCCTCGCTGATGCGAGGCAGAGTCAGAGCGGCCATCAGCACTTGCTTTTGCAGCCACTGTATGAGCGCAGGCTTGGCCATCACGTTGAGCACCGTGGTGACGCTTGGCACAAGGCTTTCGGTTCGAGCGTCTCGAAGCGTTGTGTTGCGCTCCTTGCCGTTCTTGCCGATCACCGTGTACCGAGGGATGCCATCACGGGTGTACCAGTGATTGCTTTCGCTTGCGCGAGGCTCCTTTGCTGTGATGCTCATTGCGCTGCCGCCTTAGCTTTTTTGGCTGCCCACATCGCCTTCATGCGTTCACTTGCCAAGGCGCGTGACTCATCAGACCGAGCTTTCCGGGCGGTCTTCTTTTCTTCGTAGTGACGCTTTGACGCCTCACGCTGCCTTTCTTTTTTCAGTTTCTGCTCCATGCGCATGGTTTCAAGCATTGTCTCCAGCACAGACACGCGCAGCATGAGATCAAGTTTTTCGGCTTTAGAAATAAACACAGTTGCTCCTTAGAAAAATCCAACCCAGACGCCAGTTCCGTGAATCCAGGCGATGGGAAACAAAATGGCCCCTGCGATCAGGAAGCCCCAGGCTGCGGTCTGAAGGCAGACCACGATGTGCGTGATCCAGGCAGCAAAGCCCCAGATCACCAAAACAATTGGTAGTACGTCTTCCATCACAAAGCCCTCCACACTCGTTGTGCTCGGCCAGCTTGACCGAGGATTTCTTTTTCAGTCGGCTCCGCATAACCTGCTTTTTGCAGATCAGGGAGTCGTCGCCAGATTTGATCTGGACGCAGCCCGAGGCGGGCCGCGAGTTGCTCAAAAGTGCCCTCGCCCTTTTTGAGTTCTTGGTAGACCTTCGCGCAGATGTTGCCCGCGAACTCATCAACTCGAAGAGCCGACTTCTTAGAAGTTGCCGGGTCTTCGATTCGAGCCAGCTTGCGTGGTTCGATGTGCATGGTCAAAAAGGACAATCTTCCATGTCATCAAACCCAGAGCCTGACGGGGCGGGCTTGCTGACGGGCTGACCAGCGTTGCGGGCACGCCACTCAGGTGTGGCCTGGATCTTCTCCTTGAGGCTGCTGCCGAAGGTCTCAAACAACTCCATGTCTGGGTTGTCGATCACGAACATGGACATCTTGTTGAAACCTTCCGGGAGTCCAGCCTTCTTAATCGCCACAGGAACCGGGTTGATCGAGATGATGTTGGTGTACTCCTTGCCGTTGTTGCCAATGGCCTTAGCCACAGTCAACATGCACCAAGCACCCAGCACGTTCTTCAACTCAAAGCCACGAAGCTCTTCGGGTGTGAACTCACGCCCACGCCAAGCCTGAAGGTCTTTTCGGAGGGTGGCCTTCTCAGCCAATGACAGGCTGAAGTTTTTGCTGATGGACAAAGGCTCACCCTTGCTGGTGACCATCGGGTTGCCGTTGTCGTCCTCACCGTGAACCTCAAACTGCATCATCACCTTTTGCTGGTGCTTGATCTGTCCTTGGTACTCAGTCTTCTGCGTGCCAATGTCCACGATGCGGTAGCACCGGGCAAGGTGCATGCCTGGGGCCACGGGCGTAAAGCTGCCGCCGCCGCTGTCTCTCGCTGTCAAACTCATTTATCGCTCCTTTTCAGTTTCAAAAATAGACGACCTAGGCATGCCGCATTCCATGCAAATCATCTCCCAGTCGTCGGTGGTAGCAACGCCTGCGATGGCCCGGCGAAGGGCCTCCTCAAGCATTTGCATTCTTTCCAGCATGAGCTGGTGGTCCTCGCCACTCATGGTCAGTCCTTCGCCATGAAGTAGCCAAAGGCCAACAAGAGGAAGAACCAGATGCCGCTCCCCTTCCCAAGCAAGAACCGAACAATCGCTGTAAAAAAGCCACTCATAATGTGCCTTCAAGTTAAAGTGCAGCCACTGTATCAAATTTAACTTGAGCATACAAGCCCCTTGTGCATCTTTTTTTCTGGTGTATGATGCGCTTAAACCAACCAAGGAGATCGGATGACGCTGACAGAGTTTTTTGAAGACAAGCCACGAGGAGCGAAGCTGGCGATGGCCACCAAGCTCGGCGTGAGCAAGACGTGGATGAGCCTTGTCATCTCTGGAAGGGCTTTGGCCTCACCGGAGTTGAGCGGGGCCATCGAGCGCTACACCAGGGGTCAGGTAAAGCGCACAACCCTCAGACCTGACATCTTCGGGGACTTAAAGTGATTTGGTACAAATTCCACCTTGGTGACTACATCACCCACACCACGCATCTTAGCGATGCAGAGGACTTGGCTTACCGCCGCCTGCTGGATTTGTACTACATCAGCGAAAAGCAAATCCCACTCAATACCGAATCGGTTTCCAGGAAAATCCGAATTGACCTCGACATCGTTGAAACAGTGCTTGGAGAGTTCTTCGAAAGGACTGATGAGGGCTATTTCAACAGTCGTTGCGATGCCGAAATCGCACGTTACAACAAGCAAGTTGAGACCAACCGCTCTCTGGGGAAGATGGGTGGCAGACCCAAGAAAACCGAATCGGTTCCGAAGCGAAACCCAAAGTTAACCCTAAAAGAAGAAGATAAAGATATAAATACCATATCGTCGGTTGCACCGACAACATCGCGTTTTAACGACTTTTGGTCAGCATGGCCACCATCAAAACGCAAGGTCGCTAAAACGGCCTGTGAGGCGAAATGGAAGCGTCAAGCACTAGACCCCTTCGCCGACAAAATAATCGCCTCTGTGACCCGTTTACGGGCCTCTGAGCAGTGGTTAACGGGCTTTGATCCTGCCCCACTTACGTTCTTGAATCAAAAGAGGTGGGAAGACGACTCAGAAACCGATTCGGTTAACGGTTCCATTTTCAACAGGAGAGTGATATGACTAAAGACACAGGTGGGCAAGCGTTTCCGAACGAAGGATTCAACGGATGGGGTGAGCCGCAAGAAGGCATGACTTTGAGGGACTACTTCGCGGCCAAGGCGTTGCAAGGTTTGATGAATGAACAATCTTACGGTGCAAGCTCTTGGCATTTAGATGCAAAAGCTGCCTATGAAATAGCTGACGCCATGTTGGCAGAGAGAAAGAAATGACCCCAGTCGAAAACTTGATCTCGCGCCTGCAAGTGGTCAAGGGTCGCAACGGTGCGTGGACTGCCAGATGCCCAGCCCATGAGGACAAGAGTCCGTCCTTGGCTGTGCGTGAGGGTGAGGACGGACGGGTGCTGCTGCACTGCTTTGGCGGCTGCTCTACGGCAGACGTGCTGGCCTCTATCGGTATGGACATGAGCGATCTGTTTCCGGCTGGTGACAAGCGCCGAGAGTTTGTCAGCAAGCCCAGCATGAAGCCTGCGTTCTTTGCCAGCGACTTGATGCGGATCATCCACTTTGAGGCTTTGATTGTGCAGATCGTGGCCTACGACATAGCCCATGGCAAGTTGCCAACTGAAGAGACCCGTGAGCGGATGCTGACGGCTTACCAACGAATCGACGAGGCAGTGAGGTACGCAAATGTCTAACGTGAGCGCAATTGAGCAAAGGGCCAGAGACCTTGATCAGGCCCGCAAGGTCAGGCTGATCAAGTCCCAGGACATCGACACAGAGAAGTACCTCAAGGCAAACGATGTGACCCACAAAGTCCACGAGGCATCGGTTTGGTTGGATGAGATCAAGAGCGATCTGGTGAACCCGCCAGAGAAGGATCTGAGCAGCACCATGCCCTGGGCGAAGACTCACTCGACCTTCAAGTTCCGCCCAGGCGAGGTGACCCTCTACGCTGGCAGCAATGGCGGCGGCAAGTCCCTGGTGACCGGCCAAGTTGCCCTGGGACTGATCAAGCAAAAGCAGCGGGTGTGCATTGCATCGTTTGAGATGAAGCCTAAGCGCACGCTGTACCGGATGCTGCGGCAGTTTGCCGGTGAGGACATTGATGTGCCTCGCTACACCGACAAGGCCACCTACATTGGCCGCATCCTGGGCAGGTTCATTGACTTCTCGCGGGAGGGCTTGTGGCTTTACGACCAGCAGGGGACTACATCAAGCCAGCAAGTGATTGCCATGGCCCGTTACTGCGCAATTGAGTTGGGCGTGCAGCATGTGTTCATCGACAGCTTGATGAAGTGCGTGACCGGCGAGGACGACTACAACGCACAGAAGAGCTTTGTTGATGAGTTGACGGCCCTGGCCCGTGACCACAACATCCACATTCATTTGATCCACCACATCCGCAAGCTGGGCAGCGAAGAGATGCAGCCAAGCAAGACCGACATCAAGGGGTCTGGTGCGATTGCTGACCAAGTGGACAACGTGCTGCTGATGTGGCGCAACAAAAAGAAGGAGCACGACATCCAAAACGGGCAGATCCCTGACCACAAAAAGCCTGACGCTTTGCTCATGTGCGAGAAGCAGCGTAACGGTGAAGCTGAGGAGTGGTACTCGCTCTGGTTCAACCGGGAGAGCCAACAGTTCGTTGATGAGACCGGCGGCATGCCGATGTCCTTTGATCAGCGGGGTGCGTTTTGAATGAGCAGGAGCATATGTATCGTTGTCTCGTTCGATGGGTCATCAGACGACGGATACAAGATCGTGATGCAGCACACCGATGGCTCACTGGTCACACTGACCACACTGGCCGTCGTCACAAGGGCTGGAATGAACTGCATCCCGGCTCACCTCTTGAGAGAGATGTTCGAATCCAGTGGGGCCTTGGAAACCGAGGCGCAGACGGAGATTGGAAACAACAAATGGAGAAATTAAATGAATTTTGAGAAAAACGTCTTTTCGCAGGGTCAGACCCTGTTCACTCAGCTTGAGTTTGACAAGGCATTGAGCGAGGCCAAGGCGGAGATCATGGCCGTGGCCATCCAGACCACGAAGCAGGCCATGTTCTTGGAGCGCAGGGCCTGTGCCCAGATGCTGATGGACATGGCTGATGCCGAGGATGAGGGTGAGGTTTGTACGGCCATGCGCAATGCAGCCCAAGCGGTGATGAGCCGCATACCGGTACAGCATCAATGAGCGACATCACCATGTTCATGAACGGCGTCACCTTGACGCTGCCCTGGCCGCCCAGCATGAACACCTACTGGCGAACTTTTAAGGGTCGCATGATCATCAGTGCCAAGGGCAGGGCCTACCGCGAGGCGGTCATTGAACAGGTCATGCTGCAAGGCGGCTTAAAAGGCTACCAGGGCAAGCTGGTGGTGGAGATTGAGGCATACCGCCCGGACAAGCGCAAGCGAGACCTTGACAACCTCTTAAAGGCGGCGCTTGATGGCTGCACTCACGCAGGGGTCTGGGAGGACGACAGCAACATCGTCGACCTCAGAATTTATTGGGCCGACACCATCGGCGGGATGATTAAAGTGCATGTGAGGGAACTATGAGAGCGCAAAAAGTCAAATGGTTCACCGGCAACAAGGGCAAGGTCGGCATTGCCAAAGTGCTGACGGACGACGGTGACACTGAGTACCGCATCAGCGTCGTTGATGGATTCTTGGAGCACATGGACGTGCAGCAGGTTGTAGCCTGGGGCGCGTACTTCCCGTTTGAAGCGGGTGACCCACTGTTCATGGAGGACGCATGAAACAAGAACCGCAACTGATTGACCTGTTTGCCATGTTCATCAGCGTTGGACTGGCTGCAAACGGCAAGTCAAAAAACTTAGCAGAGCATGC